TGGAGATCTCGATGGGACCTCCGCCCGGGAGACGGTCCTTGAACTTCGCCGCCAGAAGGTACCTACCCGGATCATGAGACACACCGAGTACCAGCCCACCCTCGATCAGAAGATCTTCGGTACAGGTAAAGAGGGCTGGGTCAACCAGGAGGCCTACCAGCCCATCCGCTGGCGGGGGCTGAGGTGACTTCCACATAATGAACAAGGAACGCTGCGACGGCTGCCCGGCGATGTCGCAGTTCGAGGTCACGCTGTCCTCGGGCAAGAACATCTACCTCTGCGGCCATCACGCAAGGCGGCACATGGATGCACTAGTCGCCAAGAACAGTGTCCTACTAGAGACGTGGTCACTTGACACTGACATCGAGGCGCCCATTGTCGATCATGAAAGCAAGCCGAACTGAGGAGACAGACAATGGCCCGTGATGACGCAGGTAACGTCGCCGTCGATTACGTGTGGGGCAACATGCCCATGCAGCCCAACGACGACCGAGTGACGCCCCTTGACCCGGACCTCGATAACCACAACATCGTGTCCTCCGGTTGGAGCGGCTACCCCGGCTTCGTGAACAACAACACCGGCACCTGGGACGACATCACGGTTCCCAACGTGGTCGGCATGACCGAGGCCGCAGCGACGACAGCACTGACGGCTGCTGGACTCACCAAGGGTGCGGTCACGACTGCCAACAACGCTGCCGGTGCCACCGCTGGCAACAACGGCACGATCAAGACCCAGACCCCGGCGGCCGGAACGGTCATCAACCCCAGCGGCGGCTACAACAGCAAGGTCGTGGCCCTGGTCAGGTTCGCGCACACCCCGTAGTCAACACAGTCTTAAACGGCTCCATTGTCGCCTTACGGCGTGCGGCGGAACTTCGCGAGCGGCCCTTCGGGCCTCTCACGTCTACCGAGAGTTCGTTTATCTAACCCGCTACCCAGGGACCACCGGGTGGGCCGCGCAAACGTGATCATTGCGGCCTACCTGGTGGTCTTTGCGGTTGTCTTCTACGGGACGCAGATCGTCCTGCGATGGACCTGGAGTAGAGCCCTCGCACGGGAGAAGAAGTCGTTACCGTGAGTCCATGGACGATGACATCTGGACCATCCTGTATGGAGACTGGTCAGACGACGACTGATGGCGTGTAACTCAACTGGCAGAGTATCCGGCTGTTAACCGGACGGTTGAAGGTTCGAGTCCTTCCACGTCAGCAACCGGGGAAGCGGAACTAGTGGGAGACCTCACAGACCTTCAGGTGACGCTGCGTGTGATGGAGTGACACCCTCGATGTATGCGAAGCATCCTCAATAGATTCCGTGCCAAGTCCCGCTATCGCTCCCTTAGAGAGGAATGGGACTTCCAGCGCGCACGCGCCATGTCGCCGTCGCATCGCGACGAGATTGACGCGATCTTCTCGCGCTACCTGTAAACGTAAACGGACACGCCGGTCCGTCTGTTTGACCCGCAGTTTCTAGTACACTGTCGGGATGAGTCCATGGGCCTTCGTGGGTATGGGGATCCTCGCCGTCACGGGAGCAGTCGTCGGCTGGTGTGTGGGAACCCTCGCGCTGTTCATCCTCCGCGACTACGAGGACATCGACTGGGGCGACGACGAGTTCTGACCCCCCGATCGAGGCCCCTGTCCTGCCCCCTACGAAAGGCGATTCCTTGCTGTCATCCCTTGTTGCGGCGGTCATTGCTGCCTCCTCCCTGTATTCGGCACCCGCAGTAGAGGCCCCAAAGGCACAAGTACTGCAGATCCAGGAGACCGTAAAGGAGAACGAACGCAAGAAGACCGAGAAGAACCGCTGCAAGGACCAAGTGGTCGCCTGGATCCGTGAGGCCGGAATCAAGGGCGCCTCAGTTCGCGTAGCGTGGGCGATTGCGCAAAGAGAGTCCAATGGAAACCCGAACGAGAACACGTATCCGGACCTCGGGATAGTCCAACTAAATTCGCCAGCCTGGAGCGGGACCAAGTACTGGCCCGACAACATCTACGACCCGGTTCAGAGTTTCACCGCCATGCGCAAGATGGTCCGCGATATGAACTGGCAGCCCTGGGGCCTTCGAGTCCATAAGGGACAGGTGTCGTACGACTTCTCGGCGTACGGAGGATGGTCGAGTTGGCATCACCAGAACTGGATCGTCATTCCCTTTGAACGCTACTACGCGCAGTTCCCCAAGAAGTGTCTGTAGGCTGGTCCTTCACATTCTACGCGCTGCGGCTGACCAGCAGCGGGTACGTGCTTGCCCCGTATGTGACCCTGTACGAGAACATGCTGGAGATCCAGTTGCCCCCGGTACGTAAGGCCTGACGTGGGGCCCTTCTGCAGCCACCATGGTTGCAGGAGGTTCCATGTCTGGTGCATTAGGCGGCGGTTACAGCAACGGCGGCTTCGATCTCGTCAAGCCCCTGCGGAAGTTGTTCGACGGTATGGATGACCGCCGTCGGGAGCAGGTCCGCATCAACACCGAGCATTCCAGCGCTGTGGAGCGTTCCGCTCAGCAGCACGCCTACAACATGGAACTCTTCCATGCCCAGGCATTCGAAAACGCCAATCGTGACCAGAATCGGTTCGATCATGAGCGGTCGATGCAGGACAGGAAGTTTGAGGGTGAAGGCCAGCAGCGTCTGGCACAGCGAACCTTCGAGATGAGCAACAGGTCCGCCGATCGCGAACACGAAGTCCGCATGGAGCGCGAGCGCGGTAAGCAGGCACGATCGAGCAAGAGGCTCGACGCGAAGTTGACGCGAGAGAACTACGACCACGCGGCCGGAAGCAGCGGCCCCAGCAAGCCCGTCTCAGCCTCTCCGACGTCGGTCTCGGGGTCAACTGCCCCGGCCAAGCGGGCAGCGGCTAAGAAGGCGGCACCTGCACAGGGGGCCAAAAAGCCCCGTGCCCCGAAGGCGCCGAAGGCCTGAGATGCGACGCAGCGAGTTCGAATTCTTCGGTGCTACGGGCACTGTGCCCATCTCGCGACACCGCGCCAGGTCTCTCAACCAGACCGGCCCGTCGATCTTCACGTACGAGAATCCCGGCCAGCACTGGTGGGGATATGCCTGAGCCCAAGAAGCGTGCCGACGGCTCCAAGGTCTACGGACCGTACAAGGGTTCAAAGCAGAATGACGGCCGCAAGATATACGTGATTAGGAAATCAGACGGCTCTACTACGTCTACCAACAAGGCCAGAGCCGATTACGAGTCCAAAACCGGCAAGAACTTGCCGAAATCGACACACGTCGACCATAAGGACAACAACAAGAACAACGACTCAAACAAGAATCTCCGGGCGGTATCTCGTAAAGAGAACATCGGCAAGGAGAACAAGCGAAGGGCCAAGTGATGGCGGAATCTAAGAAGGACCCCCGACTGACAAAGATCGGCGCATCGGGCTACAACAAGCCAGTCAAGACCCCCGACCATCCGACGAAGTCTCACGCCGTAGTCGCCAAGGAAGGCGACCAGGTCAAGTTGATCCGTTTCGGAGAGCAGGGCACTAAGGGATCTCCGAAGAAGGACGGTGAGTCAGAGTCCTACCGAAACCGCCGCGAGTCGTTCAAGGCTCGCCATGCCGACAACATCGCTAAGGGCAAGATGAGCGCGGCCTACTGGGCCAACAAGGTGAAGTGGTGAGCGCCAAGAAGGACTGCGCTTGTGGGAGTACAGCACGAACTTTGCTGGGACGGGTCTTCAAACGTACGGCACCCTGAGTAGGGAGACATCACCCGGAGGTGCCCTGATGCCGGTAGATCCGAAAACTCGGAAAGCCACACCCACAACCAAGCGGATGTTGGGATCCGGTGGTGGACAAGACCTCGCTGACGTCATGTCCAACGAGCAACTCACTACACACGGAGGCTGGAACGTCCTCAGGGGCGCCTTCACAGCCGACACAGTCGTCGCCGACCCAGATCCACAGGACGTGCGGGACGCCGACAGCGGAGCAAGCGCATGAGCACACTGAATCCAAGCCCGTCACAGATGCTGGCCGCGCTCCGTGACTACGGCGTTGATCTTCAGACCTACAAAGCATGGGACACCATCGGTCGTCCGTGGTCAGGTCCTGATGGCTCTCCCGGCTTGACCGGCGCCGTCGTTCATCACACAGCCAATCCCAATTCCCGTCCTGGCAACATCAACGGTGTTCTCTACTGGGCGGTCACTGCGTACGACAAGCCGGTCTGCAATCTTCTTGTCGGCAAGGCTCCGGGAGAGACGTACCTCCTTAGCGCCGGTAGCGCCTACCACTGTGGCGACGGCGGCCCAGTCCCCGCACTCGGAATCCCATCGCGTGGATTCCTTGGTCAGACTCGGCTGTTCGGGATCGAGATCGACGACAAGGGTGTCCGTACGGATTCTCTGACGGACTACCAGATCGAGAACACGGGGAGGACGCTCGCTGCACTGGCTGATCTCTGTGGTTGGGACGTAGACAAGGCCATCGGCACTCACAAGTGCTACACCGACGGGTGTCATGGCTGGAACCCCACGGGTCCCAGCCCCTGCGTGGGTCGAAAGAACGACACCCTTGACGGTGCCTGGCGTGAGTACCCAGGAAGCAGCGCGGTCCAGAACTACAACGCGCCCTACTGGAGGGCCACGACAAAGAAATTCCTCAAGTCCGACGAGATCTGGGACGGCACCGTACCAACCCAGAGCGCGGTCGAGAAGGCCCGCCTGGAGGGCCTCAAGAACAAGGCTGCCTGGCGCGTGACATGCCGCCTGCACGACCTCGGCTTCTACAACAAGGACGTTCTGCCCGCGGGTGATCAGGGATACCCGGAGGACGCTGTCAGGATGTTCCAGCGGGGGCAGGGCTGGAAGAACGCGCACGGAGCCTTCTCCGAAAACACGCAGCGGCGGATGTTCGGCAAGGTCAAGCCATGAGAAACCGCGGAGACTTCGAAGACTCCGCAGACCGATCCTCCCGGCCACCTCTGACGGACTACGAGAAGAGCATCTTGGACTTCGGTCGACAGTCCTGGACCAAGGTCGGGCACCGCGACGAGGCCATCCGCACCGAGTTGGGGCTGAGCGCTACCAGTTACTACACCAAACTGGTGGGTCTCCTCGACCACCCGGAGGCCGTGGCGTACGCCCCCGAGGTCGTGCGTCGTTCTCGGTCGAACATCGAGTCCAGCCCCAGCATGACGACCCGATCCAGCGTGCGGAGACGTGATGGGCAAAGCCAGCCGTCCTGACTTCGAGTTCGGTAAAGGGGCCCCTGGGGTCTATCAACTGAACCAGAAGGTGCAGAAGTTCGGAGACCGCCGAACCAAGCGTGACAGGGACCGTTCTACCAAGACTAGGAATGCCATCAACCGTTCAAAGCGTGAAGACTGACACTGTTGGCCGCCAGTCGCCGTTGGAAGGTCTTTCCACGCCGTAGACCACCAACGATCGCGACGCGTATAGCCACTATGAAAATCCGTCCTGAAGTACGTTGGCGTGACAGAGGAGGTTCTCGATGAACTGCGCCAACTGCGATTCCCCCGCGGTCTACATTTACGACCCGAAGCCACTTGCGCCCACGCCATACTGCAGCGCGCACCTGCCCTCGTTCCTCAAGCAGGCCGCCAAGGCGGGGTCACTGCCCACCACCGAGGCTTTCGCCGAGAAGCGTGACGCGGCCCTGTCCAGCCTGAAGCCTCGCCGCCGTCGGTCTGCTCCCAAGGAGGTCGAGGCCGCGGCCGAGGAAGCATCGCAGCCGGAGCCGGAGGTTCAAGACGAGCCTGAGGCAGACAGCACCGAAGAGTAGGCGTCGTGCGAGTCATTCGGCGGCCAGCGGTTCAGGGGCACGCCATTCCCACTACGGCCCATCAGCCGAGAGGTCCCTGGCCCAGCGAGGTCATGGCCCCCAATCCTGTGGAGCCCGTGGAGCCCAACGACCCTGACCCCCGAGCCACCGCGCAGAACGGCTACCGCGTTCCGACGTACCTGCGGTGCACCTCCTGCGGATCCGTTATCGAGGACACCGAGGCCGCATCACACCACTGCCCCGGCGAGGAAACCTGATGGCTCGCGTGAACCCCGACGGGGTCAGTCGCAAGAACTCAGTGCGGCTGCCGTCGGCTCAGGAGATGTCCATCCGCCGTAACTACGAGGCACGGTTGGACCCCACAGCAGTGCCCAAGAGAATCGCCAGCGGCCGTGGCGGCTACGCCATGACGGTAGACGATGCTGTCGCCGCGGCGTCACTGATGGACCGCACCCGTGTGGTGTCCCCCTTCGCTGGTCTGCCGGTCGCGGCGCAGACCGCAGAGTTCAAGACCGCGCAGGGCGCGTTCGGAGACTCCGACACCACGGGCGGCACCTGGGACGAGTACTTCGACTACGACCAGTCCGGCTATAACTACGCGAACCTCGCCACGACGGTAATTGATCCGGACACTGGCCAACCCACCGGAGGGCCCGTCGTTTCTGGGTCGGGTCGTGAACCGGCGCCGATCACGCTCATCCCAACGTCAAGCATCAACCCGGAGAGGCCCCGCACCGTTGCCGCAGGCTACGACGGCTCCCGCAAAGTCTTGACTGTGGTTTTCCGAGACGGAACGTTCTACAACTACTACGACGTCTCCGAGGGCGAATGGGCGTCCTTCAAGGTCAACCACTCGAAGGGCCGCTACATTTTCGCGGTGCTGGACGCCAAGCCCCGAGGCACCGCCAGTATGGCGAGCGCCAGCATGGCGGCCCGCGAGGGCCTCTACCGGATCGCCAGGACCGGGCAGTGGGTCTACGACGGACAACTGACCGGACAGACAGACCGTAGCGCGGCCCGCATCAACCCCACCAAGAGCAAGAAGCCCAGAAAGGCCAGGAAGTAGTGCCCGAGGTTCACGACATCGGAAAGAAGACCTTCGTCCACGGAATGCGGTATCCCACTCGCAGGTTCCCACTAGTAGACCGCGGGCAGACCACAGAGATCGAGTACCCGTACAGAGCCGGGGCGTCCTTGGTCTTCCGGGTCCCGCTGTCCACGCGGGCCGTGGTGTTGGGTCGCTGGACCGAGCAGCAGGACGAAGAGACCGCCCTGCGGGGCGCCATTGGATGGAGAGAGATAGATGTTCAGGCGTAAGGCTCTTGAGGCGGAGATTCCCGAGAAGGTGCACCGCAGGGTTTCCAAGATGACCCAGGAGGACATCGTGGCCTGGTCTGACCAGGCCCTGTACGCCGCCGGGCGCAGCCTCACGGCGTACCTACGCGACCCCCAAGACGTCTTCTTGAAAGATGCCCACACCGCCGCCCAGGTCTTGCTGGCCGCGACCACAGAACTGGCGCGCCGCCGAGGCTAATCGGGCAATATGCCCCGGTGTGCAGTTCGCCAGACGCGTACCGTCGTGACGGCCTGCGTCTCGTTGTGTAGGGCCTCGTCGGCGCCGCTTCTACCGCATAAGCAGTCCACCTGAATGAATGTCCTTTGATCAGGCGTCACGCACGACGTAGCCTCAATGGCAAAGTGGACATTGCCGTCGCTGTCAGTACCCGTGGTGTCGTACCCACGGTCCAGCGGGCTGAAAGAACAAAGCATCGACATGTGTTTCCCCCGAAACGATGGTGGGTGAAGACTGTCCGCAGAACCTACTACTTGACCGGCAGCAAGACTGACGAGTGAGAATAAGCGGTCATGAATTCTCGTAGGCGGCTGGGTAAACGGGTGGGTACTCAGTGTGGCCCCGTCAGTACCCCGCGAGGGGTGTTGTACTATGAACCCGCGGTGAGGTAGTCTGCATTCGTCACAACAGCAACATACCGACTACGAGACGGAAGCATGTGATGGCAAAGAATCCAGCATCGGCCCGGGTTGTTCAAACGATCGCGAAAGCGACAGATCTGGAGTGCCGGGTCCGTATCGTGGAGGTGGAAGGCGTACGCGTGATCGAACTTCGTGATTACATCCCCAGCCTTGATGAGTACGGACGCGGATATTGGTTTCCTCTCAACTCCGACACCATCTTCTCGCTCATCAACGGGCTCACGGATATCGCCCGAAGCGAGGGGCTGTAGTGGGTACCGCCAAGCCGAATCGGGCCCCGCAACCGCTAGGCGTCAGATGCGCCTCTTGCCGCAGGACCATCGGTTGGACAGACGGGCTGGTAGCGCTCCGAAACAAAGTCTACTGCTCGTCGTGGTGCATGGAAGAGCCGGTGGCCACGCCTACCGAGTCCCGAACCGATGAGTGGCGGGTCCTCAACAAGGTTGGACATCTCAGCCCGGTTTCGATTTCCAAGGTCTACGGAGTCGCCCACAGCCAGGTGTACGGCGCGCTAGGCCGGTAGTTTGTACTGACAGTCCCGCCCGGATGGCGAAGGCTAGGAGGGCCTTCACCTCGACCACCATCCGGACGGATATGACAAACGACCTCGAAGACGAAGCCCTCGAAGAGACCCTGGACCAGGAGTCCTCTGAGGAGGCTCTAGACGAACTGTCCAAGGACTTCGTTGACCAACTGGTCGATCGAACGATGCAGTTCATGGAGGTCCTGGTCGGGCACTCTCTACACCCCTATCAAGAACCACTCTCCCGGCGCATCATCGAGTCCGTCATCATCGGGGACGGAGAAGAGATCACCGGTCTCGCAGCCCGCCAGTCCGGCAAGTCCGAGACCATCGCCAACACTGTGGCCACGCTCATGGTCTTGCTGCCCCGTCTGGCACAGATCTACCCGGACCTTCTCGGCAAGTTCAAGGACGGATTCTGGGTGGGCCTTTTCGCGCCAACCGAGGGGCAGGCCGAGACACTCTTCGGCCGTACCGTGACGCGACTGACCTCCGAGAGAGCCTTGGAGATCCTGGGTGATCCGGAGATCGATGACGAAACGGGGCGCGTACCCGGGGTCACCAAGTCGATCCGCCTCAAGAAGTCGGGCTCGACCCTCACGATGATGACCGCGAACCCTCGGGCCAAGATCGAGTCAAAGTCCTTCCACCTGGTGGTGGTCGACGAGTGTCAGGAAGCCGACGACTTCGTGGTCGTCAAGTCCATCGCGCCCATGCTGGCGTACTACGCCGGTACTTTCGTCAAAACAGGTACACCAACCACGTCGAAGAACAACTTCTACCGGTCCATTCAACTCAACCGCCGCCGTCAAACTGGAAGGGCTGCGCGGCAGAACCACTTCGAATGGAACTGGCGAGACGTCTCAAAGTACAACGAGAACTACGCCAAGTTCATCCGCAAGGAGATGCTCCGCATCGGTGAGGACTCAGACGAGTTCCAAATGTCCTACAACTGCAAGTGGCTTCTCGAACGCGGCATGTTCGTCACATCCAGTCTCATGGATGACCTCGGGGATACCTCTCAGGAGACCGTGAAGTCATGGTTCAGGTCCCCGGTCGTCGTCGGTATCGACCCGGCTCGCAAGACCGACTCAACGGTCGTAACCGTTGTCTGGGTTGACTGGGATCGCCCTGATGAGTTTGGGTACTTCGACCACCGAGTTCTTAACTGGCTAGAGATACAGGGAGATGACTGGGAGGATCAGTACTTCCAAATCACGAACTTCCTATCCAACTACGACATTCTGGCTGTGGGTGTAGACGCGAACGGAGTCGGCGACGCGGTCGCGCAGCGACTAAAGATTCTTCTTCCGCGGGCCGAGGTCATCTCTCTCACGTCAAGCCCCAGCGAGCAGTCGAAACGTTGGAAACACCTTCAGGCACTCATGCAGCGGCGCCTTGTGGGCTGGCCTTCGCACGCGAAGACACGTCGCCTTCGCGCATGGAAGAGGTTCTACCAACAGATGACGGATGCTGAGGTCAACTTCAAAGGTCCCAACATGTTGGTGGCTGCCCCCGACGAGGCACACGCACACGACGACTTCGTGGACTCACTGGCCATTGCGTGCAGCCTGACTGCAGATCTGACTCTTCCCAACGTAGAGGTTTCGGAGAACCCGTTCTTTGCGTGAGTTTGCAGTGACGCATCGGTAGCACCTCTTCGACAATAGAGGAACCGACAGGAGGTTCGCATGAGTCTTGATTCCCCTTGGGCCCGGATGGCCTGGTCATACGCCAAGGTCTTCCTCGCTGTCGTTTTGGGTCTGTTTCTCGCAGACGGCGCAGACGTCTTCTCGGTGGACGCCACGGACCTTCGCACATGGGTCTCCGCAGGAATCGCCTCAGTTCTTCCGATCATCATCTCGGCACTCGACCCTAAGGACCCTCGCTTCGGCATTAACGCCGACTAGTCGATCCTCAGGTACCCGCCATGGAAACCATTACTGTGGATACGTCGCTCCTTGTTGCCGCGGTAGGACTGCTAGCAGCACCCATTGCTGCGCTAGCCACTTACTTCACGACCCGCCCAAAGCAGAAGTCAGACGTGCACTCCAACGTCGTCAACAGCGCCGGTGCGGCCGTGGACGCGATTGCGGACGTCCTTACGGAGGTTCGTAAGGAACTCGAAGAGGCCCGACAAGAGATCGAGGCCCTCCGTAATGAGAACCGCGATCTACACCTGATCGTCAAGGAACTCCGAATGGAGATCCAGCAACTGCGGGTCCTGACCAAAGAAGTTGAGGACGCCGTTCATCCTGACATCTCGCCCGAGAGGCCTCAGCATTAGGACTGAGGTACCTCAACCTTAGGAGTCTGAATGTCCGTTCCCACCATCGGCCCCGCCCCCATGTTCCCGGAGCGCGCGCCGCAGATGTACGACCGCAAGTTCTCCCCGGGTGCTCCCGGCGAGCGCGGGCCGCTGCGCTTCCAGGAGGGCGTCGGAACCGATACCGACGTCCCCACGGAGTTCGCCAAGGGCGCGATGCAGGGCTACATCTCTGCCCCGGGTCGCCCCAACCGCAACGCAAACGTCTTCGAGAAGTACCCCGAAGAGACGATGGCCCAGCGTGCCCACGTCGGATCGGCGGCCTGGATCGAGGCCCCGACCTTCCTCGGAAACTTCGCTCATGGCGCGTTCACCAATGCGGGCGAACTTCGCTTCGAGATGGACGTCCGGAGCGGTGGTCGGTACAACCGTCTGAATCCGACGGTCGTCGAGGACTAGCGCTTACACAGCACCGCAATCGGGATAGGTTCCGAGAAGATTACGGAACAGTCGATGCGAGGTACTGCTGATGTCACAGGTTCCCCTTAACCAGCGTCTGTGGAACAGCCTTGTCATTCAGGCGAAGGGCAAGTTCCGCAAATGGCCTTCTATCCCGGCCGGGCGCTGGGTACATCAGCAGTACGTCCATCACGGAGGGCAGTTCGCCGACGCGAAGTCGGTAACCGCCGCCAAGAAGCGTGCCAAAGATGCCAGCGACCGCAACAAAACCGCGAAGAAGACTTCCCGCAAGGACGACGATGACTGACTTCGCGCACCAGACGGTCTTGAGTGAGAAGGAGTCTACGTGGCGCTCGGCACTGTAGATTTCTCACCTCCCTCGTACCGGGCGGCATCGTCTGACCTCACGATCTCGATCAGTCCCCTGGGACTCGTCGAACTGGCTGACGAGGAATTCGAGGTACACGGCCCACGCCTGAATCGCTACTCGCTGAACTGGGCGATGTACCTGGGCCATCACTACGCGTACAAGCGTGAGGCCGGTGAGCCTCAGGTGGTCTTGAACTACTACCGCACCATGGTCGACTACCTCAACCGGTTCACGTTCGGTCGCGGCATTTCCTTCCGGTCTCCCAAGGCGACTGAGGCTCTCATTCCCGACATCCTTGAGCGGGTCTGGCAGCAAGACAATGACAAAGAGAAGATCCTTCTGGAGATGGGCCAGCAGGGCGCCGTATCTGGAGACTGCTTCGTCAAGGTCGCCTACGAAGAACCGTGGGTGGACTCCGCAGGTCGTCGCCATCCCGGCCGCGTCAGGATTCTTCCGCTCAATGCGTCGTTCTGCTTTCCGGAGTTCCATCCTCACGACCGAGATCGACTGCTCCGTTTCAAATTGAAGTACCGGTACTGGGGAACGAGCCTTGAGGGAACTCGTCAGGTCTTCACGTACACCGAAATCCTTACCGACGACTCCATCGAGGAGTACATCAACGACGAGTTGATCGACTCCCGACCTAACCCCCTGGGGACTATTCCGGTCGTCCATATCCCAAACATTCCGGTGTCAGGATCTCCGTGGGGGCTATCAGACGCCCACGACATCATCGCTATCAATCGGCAGTACAACGAGATCGCTACCGATGTCGCCGACATCATCAACTACCACGCTGCTCCCGTAACCGTCATCGTGGGTGCCAAGGCATCGCAGTTGGAGAAGGGCCCCAAGAAGGTGTGGGGTGGCCTTCCCAAGGACTCACAGGTCTTCAACCTGGAGGGCGGCGGGAACGGGGTAAAGGGAGCCCTTGAGTACCTGGAGGTGCTCAAGCGTTCGATGCACGAAATCATGGGTATCCCGGAGACTGCTCTGGGCCAGGTGCAGCCGATCTCAAACACTTCCGGTGTAGCGCTCTCCATCCAGTACCAGCCACTCATGAACCGGTACTCCCAGAAGACAGCCCAGTATGGGACCGGAGTACAGAAGATCAACGAACTGGTTCTGCTCACGATTGCAATCAAAGAGCCGGAACTGCTCGTCTACGACCCGACCCGTAACGGGCCGATTAAGCCCACTCAGTTGGACGTGCTGAACCCACAGGATCCGATCACGTATACGACCTTCACGCATTTCCCGCCGCCGCTGCCGCTGGACCAACTGGTTGTCCTCAATGAGGTCTCCATGAAGATGGGCATGGGTCTGGAAAGTAAGGAAGGCGCGCTGAGGACCCTCGGCGAGGAGTTCCCTGAGGAGAAGTTGGCCGAGATTCGTTCTGAACTCATGGAAGATGCAAAAGCCGAGGCCTCTTTGACTCTACTGAAGACTGAACTCAGTAAGCAGATCATGGACCTTACGGGCATGATGCCCGGGCCTGACGGGATGGCAACTCCTTTGGATCCCATGATGACTGGAGACGGAAACGTCATCGGCGACGGGATTCCCGCAGACGGAATGCCGGACTCCAGCACCCTCGGCGAGTTGGTTGGTGAGCAGCAGATCCGCGAGCAGTTGGTGGTGGACACCTACGGGACCAAGATCCCCCAGCACCGCGCCACTGACCCTGACTCCTAAATCCTCCGACACTTTACCGAGACAACACATTTCGCCTGATGTTGTCTGTACCTAAGTGCACGTACGTCGTGCAATCAGTTGAGTCACGCCTACGGGCACACGGACGACAAGCCAAAGGATGTTACTAATATGTCAGTAGACCAGACGTTCCAAGACGGTGCTACGGAGGCTGTTGGCAACGCGCCGGAGCCCACTGCCGTCAATACCGCAAGTGCCGTGGTGGTCGAGACAGTTGCTCCCACCACAAACTCCCCTGAGTTCGAGGTTTTCACCGCCGAGGATCTTGCACGCGTCCGCGAACAGGAGAAGTCGAAGGTTTACCCACAGTTGGAGCGCATGAAGGAAGAGATTTCCGCCCTTAAGCGCGAAAAGGAGCAGCGCGAGGTCGAGGAGGCCTCCGCAGTTGCCCAGGCTGAGGCCGAGGCTCGCCGCAAGGCTGAGGAGGAGATGGAGGTCCGCGACCTTCTCTCTAAGAAGGAGCAGGAGTTCACTGCGCAGTTGGAGGCCGAAAGGCTGGAGCGCGAGCGCGCGTTCGCGCTTCTTGAAACCGAGAAGCGATTCCAGGAACTGCAGTCGTACCGTCAGCAGCGCGTCGAGCAGGAGCGGGATGCGATCATCCCCGAACTTCTGGACTTGGTTGACGGATCCTCACTTGAGGAGATTGACGCAAGCATTAACAGTCTTCGGGAGCGCTCTGAGCGTATCCTGGAATCGGCGCAGCAGGCCATGCAGTCTGCTCGCCGAGACATGGCAGGTAGCCGCGTGACGGCACCTGCAGCCGGACCACTGGATACCGACCCGGACAACCGTATGTATACCCCCGATGACATTCGGGGAATGTCGATGGCCGACTACATGAAGAACCGACAAAGGCTGCTTGGTGATAGCGCTTCCAGCCGAGGACGTGGACTGTTCGGCTAGTTCAATTCCCAAACCATCGTTTACGAAAGGACTAGCGAATGGCTAGCGCTCTTACCGGCACCGGCAATCTTGCCGCTGCCCCCACCGCGTACTCTGGCACCAACAGCCAGTTGACGCAGGCCATCCAGGTCATCTGGTCGAAGGAAATCCTCTTCCAGGCCATGCCCATCCTGCGCTTCGAGCAGTTTGCCGTCAAGAAGACGGAACTCGGAGTTGCGCCCGGTCTGCAGATCAACTTCCTGCGCTACATCAACCTTCAGCCGGAGAACACTCCGCTGACTGAAGGTGTGCGTATGACCACGCGCGCCCTCACGGCGGAGCAGATCCAGATCACCGTCGCCGAGCACGGCTACGCCGTTGCTGTCTCGGAGTTGCTGCTCAACGCGTCCTTCGACGACGTCATGGCCTCGGCCTCGCGTCTCCTCGGTCGCAACATGGCGCAGTACCTCGACAACCAGTCGCGTGACACCCTCGGTGGCGCCACAAGCCAGATCTATGGCTACGACCGCTCCGGCGTCTCGGGCGTCAACGACTGGTACAACGCAGGTACGGTCGGCACCAAGGCCGGTGTCACCGGTGTCTCGGGTGACTTCTACCTCACGACCGCGGCTGTCAAGGACTCGGTCGAGACCCTGGCCTCCCGAAACATCCCGCGTCTGGGCGAGACCTACGTCTGCTTCGTGCACCCGCACCAGTCACGTCGTCTGCGCGACGTTCCCGAGTTCATCGAGGTCACGAAGTACGCCGCCCCCGGCAACTTCATGCTCGGTGAGATCGGCCGTCTCTACGACGTCGTGTTTATTGAGACGACGCAGGTCCGCAACGGCCTCGCCAAGGGCGGCAAGGCTCCGTGGGAGTCGACGTTTGACAATACCGCTACCGCGGGTTCGAACGTCTACGAGGCGATCATGATCGGTGACAACGCTTTCGGTCACGCCATCAGCCTCCCGGTTGAGTTGCGCGACGGCGGCGTTCTTGACTTCGGCCGCGAGCACGCCATTGCGTGGTACGGCATCTGGGGTCAGGGCATCATCACCGACATCGCTATCAACAAGGTCCTCACCAACTAGTTTCAAACAGCACTATCGGGGGCGGGAGCGGCTCACAAGGCTGCTCCCGTCCCCTTCGACCTACGAACAAGGAGAATGAATCACCGTGGCCATTTCCCGTCCCAAGCCCACCGATGCCACAGGCGTGGCACGCTCTCGGGCCATCAAGAAGAACGCTGACGAGTTGGCGGCTCGTCAGGAAGAGTTGTCCACAATTGCTGCGGCAGAGGCTGTGGCAATCAAGAACGAGGTGCGCGACCCAAAGGTGGACGCGCCCACGACGGTCGTGGACGAGATCGTGGAGGTCGGCGACGTCGATCTCGCGGACAACACCCGAATCGTGCGCCTGGTCGCCGACATCGAGATGATGACCTGGGGCTACGGAAACGACTACTCGTTTCAGGCCGGTGTGAAGTACAAGGTCCCCACTGATCTCGCCGATCATCTCGAAGACCTGGGTTACCTCTACACCGCGTAGTTCTTATAGGGAGACAACCGCGCCCCAGTTCCTCACTATAGGTACTGGGTGCGAGGAGGTCTTGTGGCAACGGTTGACGCACTGCGTTCTCGCGTGAGAACCGAACTCAACGACCCCCCTAAGTCCTTCGTCTGGGGCACCCGTTCGGCGGGTCTGCAGAGATACGAAATACCGTACTCTCCGCTGAACGGGGCCTCAGTACAGGTATTCGTCAACGGTGTGGACGTCTCCGACGACACCGAGGTCGAGGAGCACAGCGGTGTGCTCACACTGGACAGCCCTCCCGCCGAGGGTGCTGAGATTACCGTCCAGGGGACCTACTACCGATTCTTTACAGACTCCGAGATCGATGCGTACATAGACACGTCCGTTCAGCAGCACGTCCATAACCGACAGGACCAGTTCGGCCGAGTACTGACCTTGGCCAACCTTCCGGCCGTCGAAGAGTATCCACTGACGCTGCTGAGTACGGTGCAGGCCCTCTATACATTGGCCACCGACGCCGCGTTCGACATCGATATCTCCACCCCGGACGGGGTTGGTATCCCCCGGTCTGAGCGGTATCGCCAGATCATGGAAATGATCGTCGAGCGTAGGCAGCAGTACGAGACGCTCTGCAAGGCCCTCAACATCGGCATCGAGCGGATCGAGGTCCTCACCTTCCGCAGGATCAGCCGCATGACGAACAGGTACGTTCCCGTGTACATGCCGCAGGAGGTCGACGACCGATCCAAGCCACAGCGGCTCTTCCTGCCTATTCCTACATACGGAACGACACCCGTTGGGGAGGCATCCGGACGGTACGACATCGTACTTACGCAGGGGGACTCCTACAGTGTCGTGCTCGACTTCTCGATCGACGTCACCGGATTCACCCCGCTGGCGCAGATCCGCCTGTACCCAGAGTCGGCCGTGTACGCGGCACAGTTCGAGACCAGCATCGAAGACGCCGCGCAGGGCAAGATTCGCCTGTCACTGACCCCGGATCAGACCAAGAGGCTGCCACTGCGGGCGTACTGGGACGTTCAGTTGACCGCCAACAATGACTCCGAGAACGTCAAGACGTACATCTCGGGCACGGTCTTCTGCAAGCGGCAGGTCACTCGGGAGCAGGCGCCGCAGGGCAACTTCTCACCGACCGGTTGGGAACAGTACTCCGTGAGTTGGCGAGGAGGAGTCTAGTTGTCCGAAGAGAGCATCCCCATCACAGTTGAGCAAGAGCAAATCGTAACGATTGCGGTCGTCGAGGCAAATACTTTGCCCGCCGCATACGCTTACCACCACGTCCAAGGAATTTCGAGCAATACTTGGGACATCGAGCACAATCTCGGCTTCTACCCCAATGTCACGACAATGGATTCGTCGGGGTCAATCGCAGAAGGAGAGATTGAGCATCTCTCCAAGTACCGACTACGGGTCATTTTCTCGGCACCTTTCAGCGGAAACGCGTACCTGTCTTAGGAGAGTTGACTTATGGCCCGTAAGTACTACACGCCCATCGATCTCAATGGCCTTGAGATCCAGAACGTCAAGTTCCAGAATCTTGCTTCGGCTCCGACGCCTAGGGGCGAGGGCCATGTCTACTACAACACGCAGTCGGACACCCTCTTTGTCTACGACGGCGCCACCTGGCAGCCCGTAGGAAAGATCGTGGCCTCGGCGATCGCCGCGCGGCCCGCTGCGGGTTCGATTGGTCGCTTCTTTTTTGCTACTGATACCAAGGTCCTGTACTACGACAACGGGTCGTCCTGGGACCAGGTCAGCAACTTCGGTACTCCGGTTGCCCTCGATAACACCGGGACCAACGTCGACGGCACCTCGACCAATTACGCCCGATCGGACCACAAGCACGCACATGGTCCGGACGAGCACTCGGGCATCTCACTCGGCGACCTCTCGGCGGCCAACGGCGACCTGGACATCTCCGGGTTCAAAATCATCTCCCTTGGCGAGCCGACTAACCCGCAGGACGCCAGCACTAAGTCCTACGTTGACGACAAGACCCTGCAGTCCTTTACCACAGCCGCCAACACCGACATCGATGCCAACGACAACCGAATCACCAACCTCGCGGAGCCACAGGCGGACACCGACGCCGCCACCAAGGGCTACGTTGACTCCGTCAGCCAGGGCCTCGACGTCAAGTTGTCCGTTCGGGCTGCCACCACTGGTGACCCCATCACCTTGAGCGGTGCCCAGACGATCGACGGCGTCATCCTTTCGGCTGGAAACCGCGTCCTCGTCAAGGATCAGTTCGATCCCGCGGATAACGGTATCTACGTCGTAGCCGCGGGTGCGTGGTCACGTTCCGCTGACGCTAACAGCAGTGCCAACGTCGGACCCGGAATGTTCACGTTCGTCGAGGAAGGCACCGTCAACGCCGACTCCGGATGGGTCCTGGTCAGCGACGGCGCTGTGACCCTCGACACCACCGAACTCGACTTCGTCCAGTTCTCGGGCGCCGGTCAGATCACCGCTGGGGACGGACTCACCAAGGACGGGAACCGCCTCGACCTCGTCGTCGGCACCGGCCTCACGGTCAGCGCCGATGCGGTGGCAGTCGACACCACTGTCGTGGCCTACAAGAAGATCTTCTCGGACTTCACAGCCACGGTTACGACAGGACCTGTCACCCAGACCCTGACGCACAGCCTGGGCAACCGAGACGTGACCGTCCAGGTCTACGACGCCTCCACGTTCGCTGAGGTTGAGTGCGACATCGTCCGCACCGACGCCAACACCGTAACCCTCACGTTCCACGCATCGGGCACCTTCCGCGCCGTGGTCGTTGGCTAGAACTGGGAAGTCATAGTTGTCCAAGAGATCGTACGTACCTCTCAACGTACTCGCGGTGGGCTCCGAGCCCATCGGCGAGCACGCTGGCGACCTCTACTATGACATCTCTACGCACTCCCTCCGGGTATTCGACGGTGCCACCTGGAACACCGTGTCCGGTGGCGGCGGAGGCACAAATACCTCCGACGACTTCAACGACAGTGACCTTCTGCGCCTAACCGAATCGCTAGATGGTGGGGAGATCGCCTTCCGCAACGGATTCCTATACATCCAAGAACAGACCGTCTCGTACTCGGGTGACTCGCCGTACAGCGTCAGCGCCGTTTCCTTTGACGGCGGATCCACAACGACCAACTTCCCGAACGTCGACGGAGGTTCGTCCAACCAGCAGTTTACGTTTGCCAAGACAATGAGCGGCGGCGACACCACGTCAGAGCACACCGTCGTCGTCGATGCCGGAGGAGTGTAACCACCATGGCTGTTCAGATTCAGATTCGTCGAGGACTCGCGGCTGCATGGACCGCAGCGAATCCCATCCTGGCTCAGGGCGAGATCGGCATCGAACTCGATACTCGCAAGTTTAAGGTGGGTGACGGTCTCACGGCATGGACGACGCTCCTGTACGCAAACGCTCGGCCAGAGGACGTGACCTCCGCTGTGAACGCAGCAGTGGCTGGGATTCTCGGGGACGCCCCGTCGGTCCTTAACAGCCTTGGGGAACTGGCAGACGCAATCAATGATGACCCAGCGTTTTTCTCATCCGTCGTCACGCTGAGCAGCAACTTCAACACGCATACTTCAGCAACCACGAATGTCCACGGCATTGCAAACACCGCTCTTCTGGAGACTCAGTCCGGAGCGCAGTCTAAGGCTAACTCTGCCCAGGCTGCGGCTGTATCTACCGCGTCAGCCGACGCGACATCGAAAGCAAACGCCGCTCAGGCTGCCGCAAACGCGTACACCGACACCCAGGTCGCTGACCTGATCCAGGCAGCACCGGGAGCCCTTAACACTCTCAACGAACTTGCGGCTGCGATCAACGACGACGAAAACTTTGCGGCTACCGTCGCCACGAATATCGCCACCGCAGTGGCCAATCTTGAAGATTACGCAGACCAGGCCGAGGCAGACGCAGTCGCTACTGCCGCTGCAGATGCCACATCCAAGGCCAATGCAGCCCAGGCCGCGGCCGTATCAACCGCTGCAGCAGACGCCACCTCCAAGGCGGACGCTGCCCAGGCCGCCGCTGTAGCCACCTCTGCGACCGATGCCACATCCAAGGCCAATGCTGCCCAAGCGGCTGCCATCTCTACTGCCGCAGCAGACGCTACGTCGAAGGCAAACGCAGCACAGGCCGCAGCCGTATCGACCGCAGCGTCCGATGCGACATCGAAGGCGAACGCAGCGCAGGCGGCCGCCATATCTGCGGCCTCCACTGACGCCACAACCAAGGCGAACGCAGCGCAGTCAGCGGCCACATCAGCCGCGCAGACGTACACGGATAGCACGCTCGCTAACGCAGTGGACGCTCTAGAGGCGTACACGGACGCTGCCGAAGGTGCTGCCGTCACGGCAGCGAACGCCTACACGGACGCCGAAGTCTCTGCAGCCACGACGGCTCTTGAGGCGTACGCCGATCAGGCTGAGGCAGACGCACTGAGTGCTGCTCAGACCTATGCGTTCGGGCAGCGAGAGGCCGCTGAGGCTTACGCCGACCAGGTTGAGATCGACGCCGTGAACACTGCGAACGCCTACACCGATGCGGAGATTGTTACCGCGACGGCTGCCCTTGAAGCCTACGCCGATCAGGCTGAGGTGGACGCCAAGGCGTACGCGGACGCGGCAGTTTCTGGCCTCGTCGACGCCGCGCCGTCACTCCTGAACACCCTCAACGAGTTGGCAGCCGCGATCAATGACGACCCGGAGTTCTCCACTTCCGTGGCGGGCCAGATTTCGTCGGTCGCCAGCACGGCTGCAAGTGATCTCGCGGCTGCAGTAAGTGACCTTGAAGACTACGCGGATCAGGCGGAGACCGACGCAGTAACCGCAGCAAACAACTACACGGATGCGGAAGTTGTCGTACTAAACAACACCATCAACAGCGCCGTCGACAGCACTATGTCCAACCTTAACACTCAGATTACCAACGCCGCGAATGGCGCTGGAACGGCCTTGAGCAACCACAACGCCAGCACCACCAACGTGCACGGCATTGCGAACACGTCGCTCCTTGAAACCACGGCCGGGGCTCAGTCCAAGGCAGACGCCGCCGAGAGTGCTGCAAACGGGTACACTGACGCAGAGATCGCTACAGCCACGAACGCACTTCAGGGCTACGCGGACGCTGCCGAAAGTGCTGCAGTAGCCACCGCCGCTGCCGATGCAACTTCCAAAGCCGACGCCGCCGAAAGCGCTGCCAACACGTACACCGATGCCAGTATCAGCAGCCTCAGGGGTTCAGCGCCGTCTGGCCTTGACACCCTTGACGAACTGGCCGCGGCCATCAACGATGACCCGTCCTTCCACACCACGGTGCAGACGGCACTCAGCGGAAAGCAGCCTCTCGATGGCGACCTGACCGCGATCGCCGAGATCTCGGCGAACAGCGGTCTGCTAAAGAAGACGGCCGCCAACACATGGTCGCTGGACACGTCTACGTACCTCACCGGGAACCAGACAGTGACCCTGAGCGGTGATATCACCGGATCCGGTGCCACCAGCATCACGGCCACCCTAGCCAACAGCGGCGTAAACTCGGGAACCTACGGTGATGCCGACTCGGTGGCTCAGGTCACCGTGGACAGCAAGGGTCGCGTGACGGCAGCGTCGTCGGTAGATATCGCGATCACGCAGTCGCAGGTCACTGGCCTGGCATCGGCTCTTGCGGGTAAGGCGTCGCTTGCGTCTCCGGAGTTGACTGGTACTCCGACCGCGCCCACTGCTACCGCGGGCACCAACACCACTCAGGTGGCCACCACAGCATTCGTCACTGGGGCCGTCAGCGACCTCATCGGTGCCGCTCCCGCGGCCCTGAATACCCTCAGCGAACTCGCGGACGCGATCAACGATGATGCGTCGTTTGCGACCACACTCACGAATTCGCTGGCCGGTAAGCAGCCTCTGGATGCCGACCTCACGGCCATCGCGGCCCTCGCAGGTACCAGCGGCATCCTACGGAAGACGGCCGCCGATACGTGGTCCCTAGACACAAATACGTACCTGACGGCCAACCAGAGTATCTCTGTCTCTGGTGACGCCACCGGTTCGGGAACGACTGGTATCACTCTGACACTTGCCAATTCTGGAGTGACTGCTGGAGTGTACGGCTCCGCTACTGCGGTACCGGCCATCACAGTTGACGCCAAGGGTCGTGTGACGAGCGTCTCCAGCACGAACATCGCACTTGCGCAGAGCGCGATCACGGGCCTGGTTTCGGATCTTGCAGCGAAGGCACCGATCGCATCGCCCACCCTGACGGGTATTCCTGCAGCACCAACCGCCGCTGCAGACACCAACACCACCCAGTTGGCAACCACGGCGTTTGTTGTGGGCCAGGCCTCGGCGGCAACCCCCGCGGCACTCGGCACCGCTGCCGTGGGCACGTCGCTCCGGTACGCCCGAGCGGACCACGTTCACGCCACGACCGGCCTCGGCCTGACCACCAGCGGGCTCAATCAGTTCGCGGCCACCACATCCGCCCAACTGGCCGGAGTGATCTCGGACGAGACGGGCAGCGGGGCCCTGGTGTTCGGCACCTCCCCGACGCTCACCACTGTCACGATCTCTTCGGGCGGCTTGTCAGTGACCGGTGGTGGCATCACGCTGGCGGCCGGTAACGTTCTGGACGCCCCCGTGGTGATTGACCAGAAGACGGCTTCGTATCAGTTTGTTCTGAGCGACGCCGGACGAATGATTGAGATGAACAGCGGTTCCGCGCTTACGTTCACGGTTGCAGCAGACGCTACCGTCAACTTCAAGGTGGGTACTCAGATCCACCTCCTGCGGGTGGGTGCCGGTGGCGTCAACATTGCCGCCGCTGGCGGTGTGACCATCAATGCGACGCCAGGTTTGAACCTTCGCGCGCAGTGGTCCGGGGCTACGCTCACGAAGCGGGCCGCCAACGTGTGGGTCCTGACCGGTGACCTGTCGTAATAGATCTCGCAACCAGTAGGAGAAGAAGTTGTCGACATCACGCAACCTTGACCGCGGCGGACCGCGCAAAACCACGGTCCCCAACATTGTCGGACAGACCCGTGCGAACGCGATCACGGCCCTGACCAACGTCGGTCTGAGTCTGGGTAGCGAGACCACCTCAAACACCAGCAACAGCGGCATAGATACGCAGGTCATCAGCCAAGGAGTCGCGTCTGGAGCGGTGGTTCTGCGAGGGTCGGCCGTCGGGATCAGCCGTTGGAACTATGTGTACCCTGGCTTCGGCTTCTACGGTGGCTTCGGCTTCTACGGTGGCTTCGGCTTCTACGGTGGCTTCGGCTTTTCGTTCAACCACGACTACTCAGTAGCCCCCGACACCATGGTCCGTACGCCCGAGGGGCTCGTCCGAGCCGAGGACGTCCAGGTAGGCGACCGTCTCTATTCACTCAACATCGAAGAACTCGGCACGGACGCTGACGCTGCGCTTCTAGCCGCGATGTCCGGATCCCTCGCCTGGGAGTCCGATTCGTTCACGTCCCTAGGACTTGTTGAGACTGAAGTCACCAGCATCGCAAGGTCTACGGTCGACGAACTCTATATCGTCAATGGCGATCTGTTCTCTCCGAGTCACTACATTCTTGTAAGAAGGAATGATGTCTACACCCTGACTCGCGCTGACTCGTTGGAGCCTTCCGATCTCGTCTACGACGGTTCCGTGAATGACTGGGAACCCATCCTCACTTACGAGTCGGTCCCGCTCACGTCAGGTACCGAGGTGATCTCACTTCGCTGTGAACCGTACGACCTCTTTTTCACCGAACACATGCTGACGTGGAACGGCATAGGTCCCGAAGACGCATAGGTAACGAGTCGTTCGCCATGACTGCAGATCACCAACGAATCGACCCTGGAGGGGAAACTCGGCGTCGCTCGATTTTCCCGCAGACAAGTGAGCGCATGCTGGGTCGTCCGTCCAAGAGAATGTCGGCCAACGACAACGAGTTTCAACAACCAACCGCCGTCCGCGGGGAACTTCCAGTCAGCCCTCACCTCAGCCAGGAACAGGCTTGGCAGCGAAAGATTCATGAAGACCTACAACGTCAGGCCCTTGCTCGGGGAGACGAGTTTTGGCCGCACAACCGAGTCGTATCTGAAATCAGTTGGGCGCCAGAGCCTAGTGCCGGGGGTGAGTACGAAGTCCGGCTGTTTGCCGATGTCTTCATCCGACCACGAAGAATTCCCAGCGACGTAGGAACCGAATGGACGGAGTCCGCGGACCTTGTATCACGAACAGTGCTCCAGCCCGCAGGACGCGTTACTGGAGTCAGATACAGGAGAGACTTCCCAGTCGATCGGTATTTCGACGCACACTACCGGTGGCTCATCTACTGGAGCCCCACTGTCGATTGCGATGTCGTTGTGCGTAGCCCAGTTGACGACAACTCTCTCCCTTTCAGGACGTTAGATGCACGTCTCACCTGGCCGCACTCACCTTCAGGTCCTCTCGGCCTCCCGTTCCTCCTGAAGCGGGGTGCTGAAGATGATCCAGTTGTCATAAAGCGAGGCACACCAATCGCTCTACTACGCGTAACCCCAACGAGAATCGAGAACGCAGACCATGCTGAGTACTAGGTTTACTTCGAGTAAGCCGTCCAAAATCATTCAGTTCTTCCCGGTGGCCCCCGGTGTCCCTACGTATGCCCCAAAGCCGGAGCCTCTGTCCAAGAACATCCCCGCATGGTGGCGAGAACAGGACGTCTACGCGGGCGGCTCGATGAAGATCGAGGGCGGTAAAGGCAATCAAACCATCAAGAAGTGCCCGTCGGTTCTCGACGCACTGAGTACCGGATACCTACTTAAGGTACCCGTCGATATCTCGATTGACACCACCGGAGACCGGATTCGATGGCAGTTGCCCAAGGGCAACGTGTCTTGGAAGGTCGTCAGCCTTCACGACAGGCAGCAAGTATCGGAGTTGCCGTTTGACCGGGCACAATACTGCGAGGACCTCTTCCGCATTCACCCGCTGTGGGGATACCTGACCCCACCCGGCTACAGCGTCATGATCACGCACCCTCCGTACTCAATCGATGTCCCTTGGCAGGTCCTCCCCGCGGTCATGGACACCGATCAGTACGCCCCGGATGGGGCGTACTCGTTGCTCATGCGACGCGGCGTCCAAGGAGTCATCAAGCAAGGCACGCCGTTAGCGGTCGTGGTCCCCTTTGCTCGGGAGGCCTGGAGCAGCGCGATTCATGGAGAGTACGACGCAGACCTAATTGACGGACAGGCTTCTCGGATTAGGTCGGTATTCACAGGCGGATACCGGAGCAACTTCTGGTCGAGAAAGGAGTACCGATGAGCGGGGACGAAGTTCTACACATCGAGACGTACGCAAACAACCAGTACCGCGACATCACGCTACCCCCGCGCCCGGCCTATGAGTCGGTACCTGCCTGGTACCGAGACGCGTACCTGTTCCATACATCGAATGACAGGCGAGACTTAGGGGTCAGCAATAGGAACGGTCGTGACTCCGCCAACCTGAGTTTCAAGCACTGCGCCCCGTTTCTAGACGCCCTGACGACCGGTTATCACTACGTCACTCCTATAGACATTGATGTTGCCGTGGACGACGACGGACCGCACATCTCTTGGCAGGACCCCATCGTCCGCCCCATTGAAACCCGGGGCTACATCGAGGTTCCAGTACCTGCTGGCTGCTGGCCCACCCACTACATCTGGGACATGCGCTGGGCCTTCAAAACACCTCCGGGGTATTCGAGTCTGATAACGCACCCACTCAACCGGTATGACCTTCCGTTCATCACCTACAGCGGAGTCCAAGACACTGACCAATGGTGGGCTCCCAACGCCATCACATTCTTTCTGCGCAAGGACTTTGAGGGGACAATCCCCTCAGGTACCCCTATGTTCACAGTGCTCCCGTTTAAACGGGAAGACTGGAAGTTGGAAACCAACCATGCGTTGGCTGAGAGCGGGGCCATGCTCCTAGAGAAGAAGAGGACCAAGATCTACGGCTACTACAAGGAGAACGTGTGGAACAGCAAAAAGTACCGCTGACCGGACGACGGTCCCTGCTGCCCACGCGGACAAGCAAACCGTTCAAGCACTTCACTAGAGACCTGGATCTTAATACGCAGTTCCTCAGTGATTTTCTACTCGCCAAGTACCGACTCCTTGAGGCCCAGGACAGTGAAGTCGCTCTTGGGCGTCCAACCCCGGGAGCCGAATCCGGAAAGCGCCTGTGGGAAGACTCAGGGTCCCTTTCCACGGTTGCCTGGCGAGACTACAACGTGTTCCAGTTCCATGAATCAAACGTATATGACCTGCTGTTGGCTATCGGAGAGATGACGCGTGAGGCGTGCGACTACTACGAGTTGAACTTCCGATCTCAGCGGTTCATGGTCCAGGGTTGGTTCAACGTCAATTACGCACATTCCGGAAAGTTGGACTGGCACATACACTCACCACTGGGGGCGCCGCAGTTTCACGGGTACTACGCGGTGACCGCCGAGCCTTCCCAGACTCACTACAACATTGACGGAGATATCGTCGTAGTGGAAAACAGAAACAACCGAGCAATCCTCGGAGAGAGCAAGTGGCCGCACGCCATGGGCGACTGGTCGTGGGGAGGCCCCCGCATAACGGTCGCATATGACGTGTCGCCGCTCAGAGCCTTGGACAAACAGAATGAGCAGCACTACGTCCCCCTCCCCTGAGGACAAACCGGTAGGTCTGGTGCGCTTTGGGGCTATCGATCAGTGGTACTTCGATAACGCACCACATCCCGCAGCCGCCGCCACCATGGCACCCAACTGGCTGAGGGAAACCGCTGTCTATGGAACAGAGGGCCGAGGATCTGCCCCAACTGTGAAGCGCTGCTCCCCTACGCGAGATTCGTTGATGTCTGGCTACATCCTGAGGCTGCCTGTAGACGTGAACTTTCGTAGAGCGTCTGGCGGTCGCGTATTTGTTACATCCGCGCCCCGGCGGGTACTCAGCGCGGTTGGGACTTTCGACAGGGAGCAGTTGGGTAGGTACCCAGTGCCGCCCGGCTTCGACACGAACTGTGCGTACAAGTGGATTAACCCCTGGACTATCCACACCCCAAGGGGGGTTAGCGTGCTGATCACGCACCCAGAAGGCTTTGGTGTGGACATGTTCCGTACTTTCAGCGCCATTGTCGATTCCGACTCCTGGCGGTCCCCAACCAACATAGCGTTTCTGTTGCGGGAGACCTTCGATGGGACTATTGCCTCTGGAACCCCCATCGCGCGTGTCGTTCCGTTCTTACGACAGTCTTGGACGTCCGAGGTGTTTGTTGAGGATCAGGAAGAGTTGCTGATCCGAGACCAGGTGTTTAAAACAGAGTGGGAGCAGGGGTACCAGCACCAGCACCGCCAACAGAAGGTGTTCCGTTGAGTGCGTCTGGGCGACACCAGATCTTCCCCGGAGTTGCCGAGTATGAGATTCCTACGAGTCTCGTTGAGGACCTGTTGGGTATGGCGCACCTCGCAGCAGAGCCCAAGGGAATCGCGAGCCAAGCCGTCAATCTGTCCGCAGCACCACCAGAAAGGGCAGACGTTCTGGACGCCTACGACGAGTACCTAACCACACTGTCGCGGGACTACGGAGACTTCGCTGGATGCCGCCTTACACAACGCGAGGAGTTGCTCCTTGTGCGCGGGTCCTCTGGAAGCGTCATCTTGGAACATTACGACCAGAAGTGGGATCGCTACCGCATTGCGTCGTCCGTCTCGTATCTCAATCCGGGGTCCTACGAAGGGGGGTCTCTCTTCTTTCCTAGGCTCAGTATTGAATACCGACCCACAGCACCCAGCACCGTGTTCTTTCCGTCAACTATCCCGTACCTACACAAGACCTCCTCCGTTAAGTCTGGCCTGAGGGTCACAGTTAGGACGTTCTGGAACGATCTTCCCCCTGAGGAAGAGCACCCTCGCGTGCGACACTGGTGGGCGGAATAGGAGGCCTCGCATGCGCGGATCACACGGCTTGGGCCGGTTCGACGCCGAGTTTGAGGTCAAGTCCATTCGACGTGGCATTTCCCGTGACCTGCAGAGGCCTGTGGGCCAACAGGTCGACTGGTACATCTACGACCTGGAAGAGTCTGGGACGGACCCGGTCTACGACGTGGGCTCCCCGTCGGTGGGTCGCGTTTGGAGGAAGCCTTTCCGGGTTCCCGTCGTGAACGCCGAGATCTACCAGGCGAACCTATTCCAGAACGATCGCGGCTTCTACACGGTCGACACCCTGCGCATTGTGATCAACTTCGACGATATGGTCCGGATCATTCCCAGCCTTGAGACGCACCCTGACGAGCACCTGGTCGACCGCATCGGGTACCGGGACTCGATCTTCACCCCCAACCGAATCTTCCCGAGAGGGCAGATCGGCTTCGAGTACATGGGAGTTCTAGTGGAGTCCACTCAGGTCAAGCCCGAGGAGATGGTCAACGACACTATGGGGGTTCCGGACCCCGAGGGCTGGGACGCAGGGCCCGTGAATCAGCCTCCGGGTACCGAGACCATCTACGACGGCGGCGTCGTTTCGTACCCCTGATATCACAGCGAAGTTAGCCCTGACGCGGCTGACTCCTGTTCGTACCGTGGACTTGACGCGGTCCATGCGGGGCCGATAAACGTCACCCTGCTGCGGTAGTGCTGGAGTCTGCTATGGCCTGGAAGCCTTGGTACGAGCGTGTAGCCGATTTCGACTCGTCGCAAGAGCGAGTTGAATTCCTCAAGGGTGTCTTCGGACCCGCCAAGACCACCAGCGGACCAGCAACCGCAGCCGCCACCATCACTGCCTTCCTGGCCGGATGGGGAATAGTCTCGGCGGCCACGCGGGGGAAGAAGCAGCGTTGATCGACAAGGCCCTGGACGCTGTGGAGTCTGCGGCCTCTAATGCCTCCCCGCGACTGACGGCTCTACTCCAGTACAACGCGGCACAGGCAGCGTGGCCCGCGGACGCTGTGGCGTCCCTACTGGTGACCGCTGATGGCACCGAAATGGACGTCGTCGGCAGCGAGTCGGCCGTGGCCGCTGAGTACGGCGGCATGGAAGACCGACCATCACCGGCGGTACGGCAGTTCAAGAACCGTCGCCAGGTCATCGACGCGGAAATCGTCAGTGCTATCCACGATTCGGTAGGTGACTTCCTGTGACCTTCATTATCAGCGAGGACGAGGCCCTACGGGACCGACTGACAGGTATGACCGTCTCCGACTCCAAGAACCCTATTCGTCCGGTCGGGGTGTGGTTCGGGCAACCAGACCCTGAGATCCGGGCGCAGTCCTTCCCTTTCGTCACCGTCGACCTCATCGATATGTCCGAGGCCACCGAACGCGTGATGTCTGGTAAGTCCGCTCCGTGGTACCTCAAGCCCGACGACCTGTCTGCAGACGAGGGATGGGACACCTGGTACCCAACGCCCATCAACCTCGACTACCAGGTGACCACCTTCGCCCGACAGCCACGTCACGACAGGCAGATCCTGGAGCAGATGCTGGGCGGCCGTCTTCCTGTGAGGTTCGGGTTCCTGGAGGTCACCGAGCGGATCGTGAACAACGTGCCGAACACCACGGTGCGGCGTCTGGACCTGCTCAATGTCGTCAAGAGGGACACAACCGAAGCCGGAAAGCGGATGTTCATGAACGCCTTCACGGTACGGGTCTCGTCTGAGATCGCGTCTCCGTTCGATCTCGATGTGTACCAGCGCGTCCGGGAAGTCAACGTCACCGGACCCCAAAGCCCAACACCAGATGGACCAACACCGATCCGCTACGAGCACATCAGAGCATCGGTGACCGCACTAGCCGGAACCCCATGACCAAAGGATAAGGAGAAGTTATGTCTCGACCCGGAGTCTCCATCACGGAGACGACCCTTGCGGTTCCGGTGGCAACGGAGTCCCCTGCTGCAGCCACCGGCGCCATGCTCGCCATCTTGCCGTCTGGCCCCACGGCACCGACTGCGGTGACGTCGTGGTACCAGTTCTCGAAGGTCTTCGGTCCCCTGAACCGTTCCTTCCCGGCAACGTTTGCAGCCAACATGTTTTTCCGTGCTGGCGGTCGCGAACTGTTCGTCAACCGACTGATCCGCTCCGACGCCACAACCGCATCGGCCGCGATCCTCGGTGACGGCAGCGACGCCGGCAACACTGCTAATGAGGTCTACCTCAACTTCACGGCCAAGTCGTCCGGATCCTACGGAAACAGCCTGCGGGTCCGCGTCACGATCAACCCGCGCGGACTGTACGACGTCGCGGTTCTTCAGGAGGCCGGTGTCGCCAACGACATCACCGACGATGTCCTTCTGGAGACGTTCACCAACCTTCCCGTCGGCACCCACGGCAACACCGAGGTCACCGACATCATCAACGTCCGCTCTCAGTTCATCAACGTCGCCTGGGGTTCCGACACCACCGTGGTACTCCCGGCCAACCTGCCGACCCTGACGCTCTCGGGCGGCGGCGACGGCACGACCGGTACGTATTCTTACTCGACCGCTCTGAACCGCCTCAAGGAGACCGAGCGTTCCTTCGTAGTCTTCTGCCCCGGTGTCACCGACTCCAACACCATCGAGAGCCTGGTCGAGTTCGCTCAGGACACCAAGTCCTTCGTGGTGGCCGATACAGCACCCAGTTTGACCGCCGCGCAGGCCGTTACCTACGCGGACTCCCTGGTCAACAGTGACCGTCTGGGCGTCTACTACCCACAGGTCTGGATTGCGGACACCACATCCGCGTCGCAGAACTCCATCCTCAAGGTCTCGCCGTCCGGTGCGGTGGCCGGTGTCATTCTTGGCACCGATGCCACACAGGGAGTCTTCCGGGCGCCCGCAGGGATCCAGGCCACCATCCCCGGTGTTGTGGCCTTGGAGAAGAGCCTCTCCAACGAGGAGTTGGACGCACTTAACAACGATCTCAATCCGGTCAATGCCCTTCGGGTGATGCCCGGTGCCGGTCCCGTGGTTATGGGCGCGAGGACGATGGACCAGAGCCGGTCCACGCGGTACATCAACATCCGCCGCACAGTGGACTTCCTCAGTAAAGAGATGGAAGCCGCTTTGGCATTCGCCATCTTCCGCAACAACACCCCGGACCTTTGGCGCGAGATCTCGACGGTCCTGGACAACTTCCTCCGTGGGTTCTTCACCGATGGCGGACTGCGCGGCAACTCTCCGTCGGAGGCCTACTTCATCAAGGTCGACGCCGAGAACAACAACGCCACCGATATCGCCAGCGGTGTCGTCAACGTCGAGGTCGGGGTCGCTCTGCAGTACCCGGCTGAGTTCATCAAGATCAAGTTGACCCAGCGAACGATCGCCTGAAAGGAATAGGTAACCATGGCAGCATCAACGTACGAGCGCGGTCGTCTCGCCACTGATCCGATCCGCAACTTTCGGTTCCTCGCCACGTTCTTCCCGCTAGGGACCGAAAAGACCGGGCAAATGCAGCCCGACCCCAAGATCGGGTTCACATCCGTGTCCGGACTTAACATCTCCACCGAGTCGATTCCGTACCGCGAGGGTCATCACAACACCACGGTTCGGCAGATCCCGGGCCAGACCACGTTTTCTCCGATCACCTTCCAGCGCGGTGTCGTTCTGGGAAGCAAGCAGAACTGGCAGTGGATGGAAATGCTCTTCCGGGTAAACGACAACAGCGCCCAGGGAGCACTCAGTGCCAAGACGTCGTTCCGGTTCAACGTGCAGATCGATGTCCTGGCGCACCCCGTTCGGTACGCGTCCAAGACTCAGGGCTACCAAGCCGGTTCCGCCGTCAATGCCAACGACGCGTCTGTAACCGACGAGAAGGTCGCTATGCGTTTCACGATCTTCAACGCGTGGCCCACTTCTGTGGCGTACTCGGATCTGAACGCCGGTGACAACGCTCTCATCGTGGAGCAGTTGACGGTCGTGCATGAGGGATTCGATGTCGCCTGGGCACGCGTCTCCGAGGACGGCGGGTTCACGCCCGTAGGAAACTAGGTAAGGAACTAGATCGATGGCGGTCAGTGGTCGTGCAGGTGGTTCTGGAGCGTTCCGCTCCACGACCACTGACCCCATCGGCAACTACCGGTTCCTGGTGCACTTTTACCCTCAGCAGCCGGACCGCACGACGACGCCCTGGTTGAAGCCTGTCGGGATGATGGGCTTCACCAGCGTCAGCGGTCTGTCGTTTAACGTAAATGTCGTCTCTATCCGCGAGGGCGGTTACAACACGACACTGCACCAGGTGCCGACCCAGGTCGACTTCTCTGCGATCCAACTGGACCGGGGAGTGCTGATCGGAAGTCGTCAGAACTGGGACTGGATGCGGATGCTACTCAGAGTTGTCCAGGGTCGCGGTTCGGGAAACAAAGTTCTCTTCCGGTCCGACGTACACATCTCCGTACTACAAACACCCGTACCCTACGGCGGCGGCGGGTTCCGGGCGGAATCCAGTAGCGCTGAGGCCGCGTACGACGACAAGGTCGTCATGCGGTTTCGTCTGTACAACGCCTGGCCCTCCAGCGTCGTCTACTCAGACCTGAATGCAGGCGACAACGCACTCATGGTCGAGCGCATGACCCTTGTGCATGAGGGCCTCGACGTGGAATGGGGCAGCGTCACCGAGCGCGGCCTAGTCCTATCAGCACCCAATTTTGGAAACCCGTAACAGCAATCATTTGGAGAAACAGTGCCGACCATCAAAGCCGATGAGAACCCTGACCTCGTCAACGAAATGATCCAGTCCGTTCTCGCGGAGCCCGTTGACGACGAGATCGAGGACCAGAACGACGAGATCGTAGTTCCCCCGGAAACTGTGTTCGAACTTCCCGCTGGACTCAGTATTCCCGGCTCACCGCTTCAGACTGAGATCGAGGTTCGAGAACTCACGGGACGCGACGAGCAGATCATCTCCCGAGCCAAAACCCCAAGCGCTATCTCCGAGGCCATCCTCTTACGCGGGATCGTCCGTGTGGGCGACACCGAGAGCAGCAAAGAACTCCTCAACGCGATGCTCTCTGGGGATCGCGACTTTGCACTCCTGAAGGTCTTCTCCGTCACCTTCGGATCAGAGATCGGACTCACGCGGTACTGCCCCGGCTGCGAATCCGAAGTGGACATCACCATCGACGTAGACAACGACGTCCCCGTCAAGAAGTTGGACGACCCATCTGAGGTCTACTTCGAGGTCAAGGGCAAGGCTGGAGTCATCCGGGCAACCCTTCCCACGGGCGTCACACAAAAGGCGCTGCAGGAAGCCGGGAACAAGACGTACGCCGAACTGTCGACGATTCTCCTGGCCAACACGGTTATTGAAGTCAATGGACGACCTGTGCTGGGTGAGGCCGACGTACTGGCGCTGTCCATCAAGGACCGTCGCACGGTGGCTGAGGAGATCGCCAAGAGAACTCCTGGCCCGCGACTTCAAGATGTCGTCAAGAACTGTCCGGAGTGTGAGACCGAACTGGAGGTTCCGCTGTCGCTAGCGGCCCTGTTTCAGTTCTAGCAGCGAGTCGAGGGCCAAGAAGTACAGAGAGTTGCACACCGTCATCACGGCGCTGTCGAAACTCTACCCGGGTTGGACGAGGAACGAGATCCTCGATTTGACTCCGAGAGAGAGATTCAACGCCATCACGTCAGCAGTCCCCAGAAGGGAGGGGTGAGGAATGGGACTACGGGAGTCACTAGGTGATGTCTCTGCAGACCTTGCCAAGATCCTCAACCAACTCAAGGACATCCAGAAGGTCCAGAAGGAGATTGACAAAGGCGCGACGGCGTATTCCAAGGCGGTCGGGGCAGTATCTGGAGGCCCCGGTAAAGGTGGGCGATCCGCCAACGGCACGCCGACCCCCACGTTCAGCACACCTCCCCCGAGCCCTGGTTCCCAACTGGGCGGAGTCACCTCTTCCGCAACCGGAGGAGGCCCGCCTGGTGCTGGAATGTCCAAATACACCGCGCAGTACTCCGAGTCGAGCGGCGGGTCGGGCCTGCCCGGATGGGCCCGGGCGGCGGCACTAACAGGTGCGGCGGCTGCAACGTTCGCCTACAACGTCACCCCCGGGGTCGAGGACGCGTACGTCGCACAGCGATTGAAGTTCCGGGCTTCATTCCTCGGCCCTAACGGCTACAACCAGAACTACTACAAGGACTCCAAGGCGCTGTTCGGGAACATGCAGACGGATCCCTTCGGGATGATGACCGCCGCCAACATCTTCACGATGACCGGTCAGGGCCAGGGAACTGGAAACTTCAGCCGTGTCATGCGCGAGACCGCCGTGACGTCTGCGATCTTCGGCCAAGACAACGCCACCGCAGCGGTGGCTCAAGCCAGCATGAACTCCGGAAGCATCGCAAGCCGGATGGCCAAGTACAACATCTACGTCTCAGACTTCCAGACGGGCAACGCCCGAGGTCTGGGTGCCCTTGTTGATCAGATTTGGTCCAGGCACTACGGCAGTTCCAACCGTGCCATTCCCTACGAGAGCGTCGCGGCCAGTATCCGCGGTGGCTGGCTCGGGGTATTCATTAACAAGAACTTCGGTGACGTTCCCGAACTGCGGGAGCAGATCACCCAAGCACTTCTGATGAAGGCCCAGCAGAACGGCGATCGCCTGGACTACTCAGACCTCGGCAACTACGGTGGCGGGGCTGCCAAGATGCCGATGGCCCCCGGTACTCGCAGCGCCATGGGAGCGGCTACCGGGGCGGGCCTCACACCGGAGAACGACCCCGGACTCACCAATATGGCCCTACAGAGCAGCCGGGGCAACGCCATTGATGCGTCAACCGAAGATCTCCTTGAAGGCTACCGCTCTATGGCCTATACGGCCGTCAGGATGAACGACGTCATCACATCAGTCGTTGACAGCGGAAACATGTTCATCGACTTCATGATGAACCTCAAGGGAGCGTTTCAGACCCTCAGCAGCCTAGGAGAACTGTCACCGATCATGGGCTTCCTCTCAGGAGGCGTGTTCGGTGGACTCAAGTCACTCCTAGGCTTCTCCGCGGGCGGAGACATATCTGCCGCGGTCGGTACCAGTACCTCAGACAGCATCCCGGCCATGCTGTCGCGAGGTGAGTACGTCATCAACGCGCGGGCGGCGCAGGCGATCGGCGTCGATCGACTGAACGCGCTCAACTCAGTAGGTCACAACTTCGGGTCAGGCTTCGCAAGCCCAACCCGGCACTTCGCAGGAGGTGGCCTTGCCGGACAGGCCACCCTGGACGGATGGACCGCCGTGGACTACGGCGACACCAGCCTCAAGAAGTACTCAGTTCCTGGCGCTCCTGGTATCGAAACTGGAGGACTCTCCCTCAGGGAAGCCGACGGAATAGGCCAGTACCTTGCTGATCTCGCTGCCGCCTGGCAGGCACACCCCGCGCTAGGAGGGGGCCGCTCAGACCTCAACAAGGGATGGTCGGGCGGGCACTCACTCCGTGAAAGTCCCCTAGGTGGCATCAGTAACCACTCAGCCGGAGTTGCTATTGACCTCCGAGCAGATCTGTACCCGCTTGGGACTACCAACATGACGAAGGAGGAACTCAGCGCAGTCAACTCCCTCCTCCAGCGGTTCTCAAAATTGGAGTGGGGCGGCGAGTGGTCCGGGGGCGCTGCCGACCAAATGCACTTCGAGATCCGTGATCCAAAGACATGGGGCGTTGGCGGGCACACCCCAGGGGAAAGCGGTCCGGGGCCGTCGTCGACGCCGGTTGCTGAAACTCCAGAAGGCACGATGCGGTCCAACGGATCGGCGGGAATTCTGACACTTCTCGGGGGGCTGCGGGGAGGACGCGCGACAGTCAATGGATTCTCTTCCTTCAGCGGAGGCGCTTCTGGCCTAGGAGTCGGTCGTGGCGGATTCTCTTGGTTTGGTCTCAAGGCCGCCAGCATCATGGGCGCCGTTGCTGGTGTCTCCTCCAGTCAAGTTGGCGACAAAGAGGAATCAACAGGGAACTCTTCCAGCAACTCAACCACGTCGCACTCAAGCCCTGGATCTGGAGCCGGAGACAAGTGGCTCTACGACTTCCTGGTCGCGAAGGGGCTGCGGGGAGACCAACTGAAGACCGTGTGGACCATCGGGCGACGCGAGTCGGGAGGCACCCCAAACCTGATTGCGGCCATGTCCCGAGGACGTTTCGAGTACCCAAAGATCCCTGACGATATGAATCTAGGCTCGGAGTACTGGCGGGGAGGGTACTACGACGTCGGGCTGTTCCAGATCAACAGCCAACATCTTGCAAAGGTCAGAGCGCAATTCAACGGTGACATGAGCACCATGGTCGACCCGGACAACAACTTCGAGATGCTGAGGAACTTCAGTAACAACTTCACCAAATGGACCGACTGGGGAATCACCGGAACGACAAGCCGAGGATTCTCTTACATCGATTGGTCAACTTGGGACAGGCCGGGCAGCAGCAACTGGGCAAACACCTACGGCCCCGCCACGGAACGCAATGACGCGACGTACTTGAGCGCCTACGAAAAGATCAATGTCCACGGGTACTCCGAGGGTGCCTACCGAACGCACGAAGGTGTAGCCAAACTGCACGAAGGCGAAATGGTTCTTCCTGCGACAGTCGCTGAGCAGTTCCGACAGATGATGCGAAGTGCCTCAGGGCCCGGAAGCGGTGGCCAGCAAACCGTCAACATCAACCTCAAGATCGAGCGCGCCAGCGATGAAGAGGCCGAACGCTTCGCACGAAGGGTAAAGAAGTTGATGGAAGAAGACAACTGGGCAACAGCAGTGAGGAGCGCCTGACAGTGATCACGTCAGAGATCGACAAGTCTTTTCTGCGGCCGTTGCGTCCGTCGTCTGTTGTGCACTACCGCCAGGAGTCCACAGAGTACTGGCGCGCCGCCGCAAACGCCGACGCGTCTTCCGCGGCCAAACTTGGAACCGATGTCGCCAGCGACTACCTGTACGAGTTCCCCGGAGACTTGACCAACGCAAGGGGGTCTTAGTCGATATGACAAGTTTTAGAGTCAATAGTCGACCACGCCGACGGGGGATGACGTGAGCAGTTACCCCAAGACGGGCGACGCGGGTGGATCAGGACGCGTAGCCACAGGTGTTCGTATTGGATTTGCCTCCAGCGGACCGACAGGAAAGGTGGCACCAGGGCTTCGTTTGCAGGTGACGCTGCCACAAACGGGTACAATTCCCTCCTGGGGCATCTGGTACGAGATCTTCTATGACGTCTACCTCAAAGATGCTGCGGGTGGATGGCAGTACGAGTTCAGGTACTTTTACCGGGAAGTCCGGTGGAGTAGCCCCGGCCCGATGGCCCCGCCGGGAACTAACGGTTGGGGGGCCGTTGGCGATGCCAGAGAAATCCCGACGCCCGCTGGCCCACCAACGCCTACTCAGTCAATACCGGCAGGAACTAAAATCCCGGCATTGGGCGTCAGCCTCCCCCGCGCTTTGCCTATCAGAGGGAGCGGATACCCCGTAGGAACGTCACCCAACGGGGGTGTGTCCCCTCAGGACTTCGGCTGGACGGGTGTTGGTGGAGGCACGGGTAGTGGAACTCCTGGGAGAGGCCCTGGCGGGGCTACCCCGTTCCCCACCACCAACCCGTTTGGGTACGACAACAACCCCTCCACAGGAGGCGGTGCCCAGACGACTCCAGACGGTACGTCGACCACGGATGACGAGACCACAGAGGAAGACAAGGACGTTGGATTCAGCCCGCCAAAGAAGCGCAAGTTGCGCACCAACCCGCCACTCATCAGCACGGCAACCGGTGCGTACGTTGGAGTGAGCGTGGATGGGGCCTTTGATCCCACGGAACCCACTAGTCGCAATGACATTCTAGGTAGCGGGACCATCTGGCAGCGACGTATGCGTAAAGGACTCATCCGTCAGTACATCATCAACGAGAACGAGTGGAAGATCACCGGAGGGACCGGTTCCGTAACGACCCAGTACGACAAGAAGGGCAAGCCCAAGAAGACAGACTCTTGGGATGCCGACGCCTCAGTACTTGACCCCAAAATTGAGTACGGATTCAGATTCCACTACAACCCGTCGGAAATTGGTTTCGGAACTATGCCTGTCGAGGGGCTCGACCCGGCACTACTGCTATCCGGTAAGGATAAAGCGTACCCAGTGGCCGCGGAAGGCGCGTCTGTCAGTTTCAACCTGTACCTCAACCGAATCGAGGACATGTCTCTGCTGAAGAAGACCGGGAGCAATACGGTCAAATCGTGGAGAAGCCTCTACGCGGGTCGGGAACTACCGCAGGAAGATCTGCAGGGAATTCTTAAGCGAGGTACGGGCTATGACTTGGAGTTCCTGTTCAGAACTGCTCTTGGTCGGCCCTGGGTAACCCAACTGCGCGGGGCCACAGCCGACCTAGGAGTGGTTGTCGGACTCCCAATGATGTTGAGCCTTGGCGGCGGCATGCGGTACACCGGTCGACTGACAGGTCTGCAATACACGCACAACGCGTTCACGCAGGACATGGTCCCGATGTTCACGACCGTCAGCATTACCTTCACGCGCATGCCGGACTCGGTTCAGTACTCACAATCAGGAAACGGGTGAACTTATGATCGTAGTCGGCAGCCGATACGAGGACGCTGAGGTTTTTCCCGTCGTGACGAGGCGTAGATCCAACAGCACGCTTTCAGTAATGCGCCCGGTGGACGCCCTCAGCGACCAGGACATCCCCACTCGACGCTACAACTGGAGGGCTGGTGACAGGCTGGATCTCCTAGGTGCGCGCGAGTACGGAGATCCGAGCAACTGGTGGCGCGTGCTCGATACCAATGGGAGTGTGCTCAACCCACTGGACCTTCGTCCCGGTATCAGGCTGGATCTACCGTGAAGACACGCGGCCTGACCGAACGTGGTCGGTTTCGGGTGACTCTGCCGGAAGCGGCCTTCGATAGCGGTGCGCTCACGGCAAGGGGTCTTCGTATTGAGCAGTCTGCCCGAATGCACGACCTGGCGACTGTCCGATTTCGCTCCCGTCTAGTCAACTGGAAGTCCACACTGGCCCCGGGGACTCCGGTGGAGATCGAATGGTCCTCACAATTCAGTCCCCGCGGTAAGTTCTTCGGGTACGTCTCCTACGTGCGGCCGCACATGAAGCGGGACTCCTACTACGACTTCGACCTCATCGTCGCAGGGGCGTCCAAAGCGCTCCGGCTGACGGCCCAAAGGACCTGGATCAACAAGTCAGTGTCGGACATCGTGGTCGACGTCGCTAAGCAGTTCAGACTGAACCCAATTGTGGAGCCAGGTTCATTTCGCAGACCAACCACCACCATGAACGGTGAGTCGTACTGGGAATTCCTCCTAAAGTTGACTGGTCCCCTCGGGTACGGACTTTGGGTAGACGGTGTCAACCTCTATTGCGCCCCAATATCGACCCTGGTTGAGGCTGGCTACAACGCGGCACCCGTGGCCACGGCGATGAGTCTTGGGGGGCTAGACGCCAGGGCCCTCAAGCACACCGTGGGCGTCGACTCGTTCACGATGGCCGCCGGACTCGCCAACGAGAACGGTCTCTACACAGGGGATCCCGCCACCGCCTACTCGCTGAGCCCGGTTGGGGCTGCCGAATCCGTGGAGTCCGCCAAGCCCGGGTCAGCGACCAAGAGGCGGCGCAAGGTGACATCGCGAAACGTGCGGACGGTCAAAGGAAAGGTAGCCCACACTCGAATGGAGGCCAAGAAGTTGGCCCAGGGAGTGGCCGAGAACGGACTCCTGGCCCTAGACGCGAATCTGGTGTGCGCCGGAACTCCATTACTGAAGCCGTACGCCCCCGTCTACCTGGACCTCCAGAACACCATGACTTCAGGTTGGTGGGTCACCAAGTCGGTCGTTCACGAATTCCCCGTTGGGGAAGCGTCGACCTATACGTGCACCTGTGTCGTCGCCACGGACAGCCTCTCAGATTCTTCGGAAGGAAGGCCTCAGGACCTACGGACGATCCCTCTGCCCACAGACAGAGGCGGCCGGTCCAGGCTTGGGCGCGAGCGATCAGCGCAGTTGAAGCGCAATCAAACGATCCCCGTGGAGGGGAAGACTTCCGACCTCGTCAATGCCTTCAGGTGGGTCGCAGTATGACCCTCCCCACTCCCCCGAGCACAGGAGAATGACCCCATGCGCGCGATTAGCCTCCCGTTCCGTATAGACGGATACGGTCGAGTGGCGTCCACCACAGACCTCGACCGGATCAACCAGAATCGCGTACGCTCAGTGCTTCTGACGTCGCTCGGTGAGCGCTTAATGCGGCCGACCTTCGGGACAACGATCGCGGCCACACTCTTCGATGCCTGCGATGAGGCGATCGATGACATCGAGACGGCCACCGTGAACGCGTTCGCCCAAGAACTACCCGGCCTAGCCTTCGAGGCGCTCGACGTTCTCACGGAAGACCCCGAGTCCGGGACCGTCGAGATCGAGATCACGTACCGCGACACGCGAGTTTCGACTGCCCGTGCACCGCAGACTCTGGTGCTGGAGATCCCCGGGGAGGACCTGTGAGCGCGTCTTACCCCGAATCTATCCCTCCTCAGGTGGACTACACATCCAGGGACTACGAGTCCATCCGGACCGATCTGATCGCGCGCCTGCAACAGCAGATACCTGACTGGGCGGCCGACGACCCCGCTGACTTTGGAGTCGCACTCGTCGAGCAGTTTGCGTACCTCGGTGATCTTCTGTCGTATTACATCGACCGGGCGGCCAACGAGTCGACGCTGTCGACCGCCACGCGTCGAGACAGCGTGGTGGCCCTCGCGCGCGACCTCGGTTACGTTCCTGATGGGTATACGTCCAGTTCGGTGACCGTGACGTTCTCCAATGAGTCGGACGTCGACATCGAACTTCCGGCGAGAACTGTCGTTAGTGGGGACATCCTTGACGGTGACAACCTGATCACAGTCGCATTCGAAACCGATGACGACGTCGAGGTGCTCTCCGGGGAAATTGCTGCGGTCACGGCGACTCAGGGAGTCATCGACGACGGCACATTCGGATTTGGCCTTCACCTGGGAACCTCCGACGGTACCCCCAGCCAGGTATTCATCATTGAGGACGACCGCCTGGTTCTGGAGTCCCTAGAGGTCTACGTCTATGACCTCGTCAATTACATACCGTGGGTCCGCACCGATCAGTTCGCACTTCACGGCCCGCAGGCGCGCGTCTTTCAGCCGGTGGCTGTCGGTGACGGTACCGTTCAGATCCGCCTTGGAGATGGCGTCAGTGGGCTCATCCCGGCCTTCGGGCACTCTCTATCTGCGCGGTACCGGCGTACGGACGGGACACTCGGGAACATCCGATCAGGAAAGATCAACAGAATCGACGCCATTCCGGGTCTGCTCGATAGTGAGGTCGCTGTCCTGGCAGGAAGCCTGACGGTATTCAACGACACAGCGGCCTACGGTGGCACGGATCAAGAGTCCACCGAGCAGATCCGCAACAACGCAGCACTCACATACCGAGCCACGGCGCGCGCCGTTACCTTGGAGGACTACCAGAACTCGGCACTTCTGGTTCCCGGGTGCGGTAAGGCCAGTGCGATGTCGGTGACCCCGGCAACTGTTGTGGTGGCGGTGGCACCCTACCGAGGACTTGGCAACATTGAACTGAGGCCGGGGTACGTGCTCGAAGGCACGGACTGGACCGCTACCACTGAACTGACGTACCTACAGACTTCTGTGCAGTCTGCACTGGAGTCGGTATCGCTGGCGGGTGCGCAGATCTCCGTCGTACCTCCCGTGTACGTCGACACATACATCAGCCTTGATGTCGTCGTCGAGGACAGCGTTCGACGGTCGGACGCTAATATCCTCATCCGGCAGACAATCCTGTCCCGAATGGCCTACGACCGGGTCCCGTTCGGTGCCAGCGTCTACCCCTCGGACCTGGTCAGCCTGATCTCCTCCCTGGGTTCGGTTGCCTCGGATGTCCAGGTGACCAGGCTGACCACCATCCAAGCCGCCACGGGAGAGGTCAGCGTCGTAGTGGCCGCGGAGGACGAGATCTTGGTGGTCTCGGACAGCAACCTGGTGATCAACCTGACGGGCGGCGTCTCGTAATGCTGGAGCGGGCCATCGTCCACGACAACCGCGACCCAGACAAGTTGGGACGGCTCCGGGTAAGAATTCCCACCAAGACCGGGAAGGCCGTAACCGGTTGGTGCTGGCCGGTCGTTCCGTGCGGCTATCTGGTGCTCCCGAAGCCCGGGGAGCAGGTCTGGATCACATATGAGTCCGGAGATACGGACTTCCCTGTATGGCTGGGCAAGATATCGACTACAGGCACGTACCGAGAAGGCAACACAGACCTCGGATCCCCCAAAGACCTCCTCTTCCGGCTCAAGTCTGCCGAAGCGGCCATCCAGGCCCTTCAGGTAGCGGTCGCGGCGCTGCAGTCCGGAAAGGCGAACGTCGGCCACTCCCACTAGACACCGTTTGCGCTGACTACGAACCCCGAACTTGAGACGATCGTGACAGCACTTCTATCGGCCACAAGGAGGACGCGTGTCCGCTGACATGCCCGAGATCCCCGATCTCGACACCACCCAGACCACCGAAAATGTTCCTCCCTACGCATTCATGGCCGTGGTGGAGGGTGTCGCTGTACAACGATTCAATGTGGACGCAGGCACTGCCGCCGTGTTCGCCAGCAATCCGACGTTCGTCCAGATCTCCAACACCGTGATTATTCCCAAGGGCAGCACCTACGACGGAGACGGATTCACACCTCCCGCGGCGGAGTAGACCCTCAAAAGATGGCGACAGCAAATGGAACCCCTCAAGCCCGCTAGGCCTTGGGATCTTCTGAACCCACACGTTGGTAAGGTCTCCCGAGAAGTCAAAGATGGACGTATGGCTCAGTGCCTGTCCTGCCCACACTTCCAGCATCAAATCAAAACCTGCAAGAAGTGTGGGTGCTTCATGCCAGCCAAGACGACTTTGCCGAACGCCGCATGCCCCATAGGTAAGTGGGGAACCGATGAGGCTGTTTAGGAAGCGTCGCAAGCAGGCGCGAGCGGCACCTGTGCCACTGTTATCGCGCCGGTTCGCCTTTGTCATAGGTGATCGGGTAGCCGACACCGCATGGGTATCCGAAGACTTCGGGTCGATCCTTGTAGCCAGCAGCATTGTGGAGATCACCGACGAGTCCCCTGAATTGGCCGCTGGGTGGATTTTCCAGGAGGGCGCCTTTACGGCTGACGCGGACTCCTGAGCCCCAGACAATAGGTCGAGGAGGTCTTCATGCCAGCGCTGTTCCCCAACTCCGTACGTGTCTACGCGTCCAAGACGGACCTTGTGGACACCGTACTCGCAGACCACGTCAACCTTCTCCAGGACGAAGTCACCGCCGTCGAGCGGGCTCTGGGCACCGGTCTCCTTGTGTCTACCTGGAGTGGGGCGTTTGGCCAGCCGACGTCACACCTAACCTTGACTGCGCGGCTCACCAACATTGAGGCTGGTCTTGCCAGTCATGCCGTCTCCAAGTTCAACACCTCCGGAGGAACTCTCACGGGAGCGCTGGAAGGAACCAGCGCCACCTTCTCGGCCGCAGTAACTGCGGCGTCATTCAGTGGGCGCTACCCAGCCAACTCAACTACCAGCCGCACAGCGTCGTTCACGCTTGCCGCTGAGTTGACGGGTACAACAGTCCTCTGCGCGGCGGCAGCGGCGATCACGATCACCCTCCCCACCAACGCTTCACTGAGTCTTCCGGTGGGTACGCGAGTGGACATCGTGCAGACAGGCGCGGGTCAGGTCACTGTGGCTGGCGCAAGTGGCGTGATCCTGCGGGCACCGTCAGGTGCAAAGACAAGGGCTCAGTATGCCGTGGCAGGACTCATCAAAGTGTCAACCGACGAGTGGGTCCTCTTCGGGGACACGACGGAAATCTAATGCTGTCCACTGCATCCGTCGCCAACGCGGTGCGACGCGGTTTCCTGACCTTCACCGACCTCTTCAACCGTTCCAATGCCAATACGCTCGGCGATCCCTGGAGAGCACTCGGATCTGCTCAGTTCGATGTTGTCTCAAATGCGGCTTCCAGTAGCGCTGCCCCATCGTTGTACCCAATGGCGGTCGTTGACACGCGCAACACTGCTGTGTCGCTAAGTGCCTCGGTCAGCAATGGCGCGGGCGTGGCCTTTTGGGTGACTGACAGCAGTAACTGGTGGGCAGTCACATCCCAGCAAACCAGCACGACCACGTCGTTTACGTTCTCCTGCAACTGCACCACCAACTACTTTTCCTGCAACTGCCGGTATGTCACGTACGGTTGTGACTGCTACCTAAGTCCTGAGTTCATCTGCGTGGCCTACGCATCATGTTGTTACCGAGTGTGCCCTCCAGGAGTAACCAACACTGATGCTTGCGATGAGTACTGCGATGAGTGCTGCTCGCAGTATGTCACCACGTACATCCAAGTGTGCCGATCCTTGTGCGGCAACGATGTCTGCGACACATGCTCTTCCGAGTCTTGCCAAACGTGTACCGGGTCTACCACAACGGTGACCAACTTCATCCGAGTCCTCAGGTCAGTGGCAACGACGGTCACAACGGTAGCCAGCGCTCAGGCGTCAGCGGCTATTGCCGCAGTGCGCGCGGTAGTGTCCGGTAACACGGTCACGGCCACTGCGTTCTCGAACACCGCCAAGACGCAGTCAGTGGCCAGCACGACTGCGACTGTCGATTCACCGACCAAGAGAGCGGGAATCATCGTCACGCCGTCTGGCTCGGGACAGGGCAGCACCGTGGACGACTTCATGCTGGAACAGGTCTAGGAGCAGTAGATGGCACGCTTTGGAACATTCGTCTACGGAACCGAACTGTACGGTCGTGTACAGCGGGGGACTGCCACCGGTTCCCTCCTCGCCCAGGCCATCGACTACGGACTGGTGCGCGTCAAGATCTACGCGGAGTCCCGTATCGGGACGCAGTTTGCGTTGGTACGAACCAAGACAGGTGCGGCCGAGGAACCCTCTTCTGGCGTCACCATTGCTGCTGGCGTCATTGAATCCCCCGAGACAGTCGTACTTGACGGTGAGACAAACCTGGCAGACGGCGCTCAGATCAACGACGTCCCGGTACCTAGCGGTCCCGTCTATTACACCTTCTTCATCTTTGACGAGAACGGTCGGTGGCTCAAAGACGCAGCCACGTACGTTGTCGCCCCGCGAGATAGGGGGACCGTCGAGACGATGCTCTACACGCTACCTGGGGTATTCACGACCGACACAATGAGCCCAACGGATGAACCCAGCAGGACCAGCGACCTGTATCGATTCCTGTACGGGTTGGCCGTTACCCTCGACGAACTCCAAACCCTCACCGATCGGGTGCTGCCTACAGCCGCTCGCTCGCGAGCCACTCTTGCGGGACTGCATGATGCGCACTGTCGATCTGTTGGCATGCCCGTCGAAATCACACTTGGCCTGGGTACGACGTCCCGACTGTTCCGTGATGCCGGTCCCATCTACCGCAAAAAGGGGACGCTTGAGGGTCTGATCACATACGCCGAGGCCCTGACCGGGTGGAGTACCTCGGTGGAGGTCAGTCCTAATCGCCTGCTGTCGCTTCAGGATGCGTCCTTTGAGGGGGGAACTGGGTTCTGGGACGTTTCCGGCGGGACCCTGGCCGCATCACTGGACGGCGACGAGGCCGACGTCCCTGATAGCGAGCACGATCTGGAGTTGGACCGTTTCGCGCACGGGTTCGTGGGTCGTCTGGAACTCACTGCATCAAGCGCGACCATGAGTCTGCCGGGTAGTACGTACCAGGTAACTGAGTCCTCGTCACAGCGATCGCAGGTTCGGCTCTACTGCGTACCGTCCAGTGAAGACGTTCACGTCTCGATGTACTGGAAGGCCGCCCAGTCTGGAACGACCGGGAGGATTGGAGTTCAGTGGTTCGACACCACGGGAGCGCCTGTACAGGGGCTTCAACTCAGCGCATCAGCAAACATCGGAACCAACTGGAGTCGTCGGACCTCTAGTTTCCAGGCACCTGCGGGTGCGGCATTCCTGGCGCTGTCCGTGTTGGTGAGCGGTGGTGTCGGAAAGGTCGTGTACCTCGACAAGATTCAGGTCGCCACGTCTGACTCGTACTACAGAGATCCCCGGACCGTAGACGTTCTCTGTCATCCCACCAGAGTCAATCTGCTGACTGTTCCCGGACTCGGCGGTGTGAACCAGTGGACAGCCACGACCGGCAGCATTGCGCTCAATGAGGCAAGCGCCTACAACGGACTGTCGGGTTTGCGGGCGTCAGGACAGTCCTTTGTCGTGCAGTCGGAATCTATTCCTGCGCTGGCTGACTCGGTTCTGACCGTCTCAGCCCAAATCAGGTCGAGCGAACCCGCCGCACTCTACGTGTCATTTTTCGATGGCACGGGTGCGCGTATCGAGTTGCCAGTTCCCTCTGAAGACGCTCTGGCGATCCTTGAGGTCGGCATTCCGCAGTCCAACACCGGCTCCGGCGACTGGGAGCGCGTGCAGGCCCGCTTCCTGACGCCACAGAACGCCGCAACCCTTCGGGTGACAATCGCGGGCGAGGGTGAGACGTCAATCGACAACGTCATTCTGGAGCGTACGGACCGAGAGCAGTACTACTTCGATGTCACGACCGCGGACTCAGGAGATGAGGATGCGGTGGCTGTTGAGGAGGGAACACACGTCTACTCGGCTCTGTACCCAAACCGGCTGTCGAAGTTGAGCCGCCTGCGTCAGACCCTGAGTTTCTACCTGCCCTTGGACGTGAGGGCCCGAGTGTTGCTCTGGTCCGATGAAGTGCCGGGAACGTCACAGTACGTCCCCTATGGGAACTAGCACACCCACCCATAGGTATCTGCTCTCGTAGTTGAAGTCGCGCAAACTATGGGCGTACAGAGGCCGCCACGTCACCAAGAATGACCCGTATGGATTACCTCATCGCGATTTTTGCTGCCGGTCTCGTTGCTGCATTCATCATCTCAGCGGTCGACTACTTCGTCGATCTCGGCCTGGTACGGGCCGTCATCGCGGTCGTTTCGTCGCTGGTGGCGCTGCTGCTCCTGGGGCACCAGCACGCCCTCACTGTCGTTGTTGCCGAGACCCTAGCGGCGTCCTTCGTGGCCATGTTCCTGTTGCAGATCGTGGCCAAATTGAACGAGCCCACGCGTCGGCGGTGACATGAACCTCCACATCTTTTCCGCCCCCGAAGACGATTTCGACAACGACGAGTACGGGCGCGTGTACGTCGTGGAGTCCGCTCACACCGCTGTCAATCTTCTTACCGACAGCAGCGCGATCACGCTCGTCACGCAGGCTGAGACGTCGGTGGATGAGGACGTTTTGGACTCGATAGGCGACCTCGTCATCGCCAAGGATCCCGAGGAGTACGTACTGTCTCGGGCCATGCCCGGCGACGTTGCCCTTCTATCGTGGGACGAGTCCCAGGAGGCCTACGACCGACTTCGTGTCCTCAACAGGTCTGGTGTCACAGTCCTGGATCCAGATGATGATTACATCGAGGTCGTCCTGGACAAGAACGTGGACCTGGAGGACCTGGTCGATTTAATAACGCGACGCGTTACTACCGACGTCCTGCAGAGCCTCCGCGAGGAGTTCGACGCGCCGACCAGGCGCTCCAAGTTTCGCTCGCGACCGCCCAGGGCGTAGTATGCACGCGCAGTCGCGTAGACGGGACATCCATGGGCATCTGGGATCACGGCCTCACTCCGAGTGAGTTCATGGCCGCCTCCTACCTGAAAGAGGTCTCAGGTCGCTGTGGTCCGACCGAGTTGGCCCAAGTGATGTCGGTCAGTGTCGCCACCGCCAAGAGGACCATTCAATCGCTGGTGGATAAGGGCCTCATCGAGCGGCTTAGCCGTGGTCGTTACGAAATTCTGTGGGTGAGCCCTGAAAGGTCAACTGTGAGCCTTGAAGGCTCACCAGTGAGCCTTTCTCCGGACTTTACCGATGTCTATATGACTACTAGTACTAGTAGTCATGACTGCATAGAAGTACCTAACGGTACTTCTATACAGGGGGGTGAACCCCCTCTGGAGGTGTACGAAGTAAAGGGGTTCCCTGTGGCTGATGATCTCCCGCCCGGCAAACTGACACCGACACCCGACCCAGCACCCCGCCGACGTGGTGGCACCCACAGGTCCGCCATGCGCGGTTGGCGTGAGGACCCCCGCGAGGTCTGGACGATTGAGCACGTAGCCAGAGAGTTCGTCATGCGAGTCCATGAGCACAACCGGGCCCAGACCTGGCACGCCCTGCCGATGTACCCCGACGGAAAGGCCCTCAGGCACGCCCTGCGTGACGCACAGCGGGAACAGGGCACCAACGTCGCGGACATGCTGGCGGCCATGGATCTCTTCTTCCAGAAGCCCCCCAGGGCCCCCGAAAGCAAGAGTCTTGTCGGCCACTTCATGCACGCCGTGTCGAACTACCGGGCCTCCCTGATCGGGGATGACCTCCTGCAAGAACTCGAAGACGAATTCGCCAACAAGCCCGGATGGGGTAAACGTGTTTGAACAGCATCGGCCGCAACTGCGGTCACGGCTCCGATCGGCCAGGATTCCCGCCAAGTATCAGGGCCTGACCCTGGAGAGTCCCCACTTCAAGGACCTGCGGTTCTCCGAGCGATCCGTCAACGGCTGGCTAGACGAGGCCTCGTCCGGGAACGTGATCGCCGCCGCCGGGAAGTTCGAGACCTGTGGTGTTGGCCTCTGGGCGACAGGCCCCCGGGCTCAGGCGCTCCTCAGCGCCGTTCTGCAGGAGGTTCTCATCCGCACCGAGGAGGAGGGAACCACCGGCTTGTACCTGAACGCTGACGACTACCTGGACTGGTCCAGGCCCCGCGACGAGGACGCCCCCAAGACGACGCGTGATCGGCCCAACGTGCGCGAGCGCTCGGTGCTGGTGCTCTCCGATCTCGGACCGTCAAATCAGACTACGGACTGGAGCAAGGCTACCGTCCGCTCGCTACTCACAAGACGCTTCGAGGACGGGTTACCGACTCTGGTGGCCGCACACTTCCAACCCACCGAGATGTTCAGTGCGGACTTGGCCCGTGAGATGTTCCATCGACTTGCGATCATGGAGACGTCCGGATGAGAGGGGCGGAAATGGCCAAGAGCGAATGGCGGGTCGTGCAGATCTTCCTGAGCCCCAAGGGCGCCGGGATCTTTGAGGTCGAGATGACCACCGACGGCGCCGCGGTCCGCTGCAACTGCCCGACCTTCAAGTCGCGACGCAACTGCCGTCATGTCCGCTGGGTGCAGGCCAAGATGGCAGAGACCGGCGTCTACCCGGTCATGGTCTTGTCATCTGCGTCCGACGTCAACATCGCCGAACAGATGGCGGACCCGGAGGCTTTCCGGGACTTCATCATCCGTTACGGGAAGATTGAGGTCGTCTGATGCAGGGCGGGGATCTCTCCAACGAGGTTCCCCCGCGGCTCTTGGTTACTCTGGACGCGATCAGTGATGAATACGTTGAGGCCAAGACCTTTCTCGGTATCCGCGTGGGAACCCGCACCGAACGGATCATTGACCGGGAGTCCATGGCCACGTTGTGGCGGGTCTCCCTCCGTGCATTTCTGCGTATGGAACTCGTTGTCTTTACTGACGACGTAGACGAAGCGACACGCATCCTCGACGACCTTGACAGGCAGGGCGTTCAGCCCTTCAATTACTCCTCTGCTTGCAGTTCGCCAGACACGCTGGTTGAGTTGCTCCCGTATCGGCCGGAGGTGATCGGGGTGCTGGACACGCCAGAACGCCGCGCACGGTACGGGATCGCAGGGATCGACATCGGCTACCTGACGGGGATGCTCTGACCTTGGCACACGACAACGAGATTCGACTACTCAGTCGCGCGGTGCGTGACAGGAACATCATTCCTCTCATCGACGCACGCGTGACCACTGACTGGTGGGTCAACCCGGAAGCGCGAACGCTATGGCGTTGGCTGCTGGAACACTGGGGCAAGTACGGCGAGGTGCCTACCGCAACCAGTGTCCTGGACGAGTTCCCCAACTTCCCGCTCCTCAAGGTTGAGGACTCCCTGGAGTACCTGCTGGATCGGTTCATCGGGTATCGCAGGTACGTGCACGTAGAGGACATGCTGCAGTCCGCAGGCGACATCCTGACGAAGACCAACGACCACGAAGCGGCCCTGACTCTGGTCGAGCGCTCACTGGCGGATATCTATAAGGACGGTACGCCGGGAGTTACGGATCTGATGCTTCACCGTGACCCACTGCGTCGTTACGACGAGTACATCGAGGCAGAGAAGATCGCTGGGTCACTGCTTGGGCTGACCACCGGATTCAGCAAGATCGACGAGGCCACCGCGGGACTGCAGGGCGGACAGTTGATTACGGTGATCGCTCCTCCGAAGACAGGCAAGAGCCAGGTTCTCCTACAGATGGGCATCAACACCCACGAAGCCGGGCACGGAGTTCTCTTCACGACATTCGAGATGACTAACCGTGAGTGCCAGGACCGTCACGACGCGATGCGATCGAAGGTGTCGTACAACCGGATGCGCCGTCGTTCACTGCTGGAGCCGGAGAAGAACTCGTATCGGAAGATGCTGGAGCACATGGACGGTATGCAGAACGAGTTGACTCTGTCAGACTCCATGACCGGGATCACGGTGTCGGCGTTGGCCGCGAAGATCGAACAGCGCCGCCCTGATGTCGTGATGGTCGACGGTGTCTACCTCATGATCGACGAGGCCAGCGGTGAGTCGAACACACCGCAGGCCCTCACCTCTATCACCCGATCCTTGAAGCGTCTGGCCCAGCGGCTGGAGATACCGATCGTCATCTCCACACAGACCCTGCTCTGGAAGATGCGCGGAGGCAAGGTCACCGCTGACTCGATCGGTTACAGCAGTTCGTTCTTCCAAGATTCCGACGTCATCCTGGGTCTTGAGGAGATCGAGGAGGAGCCGGAGGCCCGCCTGCTGAAGGTGGTCGCGTCCCGAAACTGCGGCCCCGAGGAGGCCGTGCTGACCTGGAGATGGGATACCGGCTGCTTCCACGATGACGACCTCTCCGAAAACTGCCCAGGATGTCTTGTGGCGAGTCGCGGAGGGCCTTATGCTCCCAAGAGTAGTAATATCGACACGCAGTTGGATGATCATTCCGACACCGGAGAGGAACTATCGGCATGAGTCTCGTCAACGAGATCGCGGAACTTCTGTACAGCGAAGAAGTCACTCCAGTCCCCTGGGAGCGTGCCCTCCCGGAGGACCGCGTCTACTTTCACAAACTCGCCGATGTCGTGGTTGACGCGGTCGTCGAGCATCTGGTCATCAAGGACCAGGACTTCGCTGGAGGTCTGGGTGCCGCCATCCAGTACCTGCAGAACGACGCCGACATGGACCGCCTGCGCCGCGGAGCCGACAGTGCACGACGATGACAATCCCCACTACGACTACGAAAACCCCTGGACGTACAACAGGGCGGACCACAAGCAGTTGTCGTTCAAGTTCCCTGACAAGGCGCGGGTAACCTCGAACGTACTGGGGAGTAACGTCAAGGTCGTTACCACCAAGACTAACCAGAATGCACTGGACTCGGGTTGGCTCTCGGAACTGCGCGAGCAACTGGAGTCGACCCTCCAGCAGATCCTGGATCGCCTGGACGAACTAGAGGACCGCCTGTCCTCCGAGAACGTTGATTGACGTCGAGGCCACGCTCAATCGACTGGGCGTGGCCGGTCGCGCATCAGGTGACGAGTTCGTCGCCCGCTGCCCTATGCACCGCGTGCGCACCGGCAACGAGGACTCTCACCCGTCTTGGTCCATCAACCTCAGGACTGGGTTGTTTCTCTGCTTCAGTTGCGGGTACGCCGGTTCAATTCACCGGCTCATCGTGGACATGGGCGGAGCGCCCGACGTTGAGCAGGCCAAGACCTTTGCGGTGCGAGGCTCCTTGCAGAACACGCTGAAGTCGATCCCCGGTCCGTACCACGCCCCCAATCCGAAGCCGCTACTCCCCGAGTCCTCTTTGGCGGGATTCGGCAAGCCACCGCGGTGGGCCTTGCGCGAGCGCAACCTCACGGCACAGTCCTGCGAGCATTACGAAGTTCTCTGGGATCCCTACGACGATTGCTGGATCCTCCCGATCCGTGATCCCCAGGGCGGTCTGCTGGGTTGGCAGGTGAAGGGCCAGAGCACCCGCACCTTCCGCAACCACCCAGTCGGTGTGAAGAAGTCTGAGACGCTCTTTGGGTACAGCGTGTTTGCTGGCGGACTGATGGTCGTAGTCGAAAGTCCCCTAGACGCTGTGCGACTGCACGCTGAGGGAATCCCCGGAGGGGTCGCCGTCTTCGGGGCCATCGTGTCTCGACAGCAGATCATGCTCATGAGCGCCGCCGACGAGGTCGTTCTTGCGCTCGATGCCGACGCAGCCGGACGCAAGGCCAGTCGGCAACTGTTGAACGCAACCCGCGGGGTTCTGAAGGCCGTGCGGTTCTTTTCGTACACCGACGACACCCGTAAGGACCCCGGGGAACTATCGGCCGAAGAGATTGAGTCCGGTATCCGCAACGCCAAGTCGCGCGTCCTCGGCGAGGCCGCGTTGTGACCAGGCCCATTACCGACCTCTTCGCTGTGCAGGCCGACGGCCAGGACCTCCGCTGGCTGGGCGCAGTCCATGAGTGCCCGCTATGCGAGTGCGACGTCTTCCACATCTTGGCGCGCTTCGATCAGGGTGAGGTCGCCTTCTACTTCCTGGACGCCATCTGCGCGGGCTGCGGTGCAACCTTGAAGGCCCCGTGCCCTGAGGACGTCATTGACTGATGTTCACCGGTGAACTTCTCCCGTACCAGCGGGAGGCCGTGGAGACGATGGTCAATAGGAAGAAGATCCTCGTCGCCTACGACCTGGGACTAGGCAAGACCGTTATTTCACTGTCTGCCGTCGAGAACTTGCGCGCCGCCGGGCAGATACGCAAGCCCACGCTGGTGGTTGCCCTAGCCAGCCTCAAGTACCAATGGGGTACGTCCGTATCCAACTTCACGGACAGCAACGCAATCGTGGTTGATGGGACCAAGACCAAACGCCATTCTCAGATTCGCTCTGCGGTTAACTGGCAGTACAACGACATTCAGTACGTGGTGATGAACTACGAGAGCGTCGTGAATGACTGGTCGTTCGTTACCGACCTAGATCTCGACGCGATCATTATCGACGAGGCCACGGCCATCAAGGGATTTCGCAGCAAGAGATCCAAGAAGATCAAGGATCTCGCCCGGTCCGTTGACGTCAGGTACGCCTTAACGGGAACCCCCGTGGAGAACGGCAAGCCTGAGGAGATCTTCAGCATCCTGCAGGCCGTAGACGGGAAGATCCTAGGTCGCTTTGACCACTTCGACGCGTCCTACATCGTCCGCAATCAGTGGGGCGGCGTTCAGAGGTACACCAATCTCGATCGGCTACACACGCGAATCTCTGGCGTACTCATCAGGAAGACGCAGACTGACCCGGACGTCGCACCGTACCTACCTGACACTATCCACCGAGACCCGTTGATCGTTCCGATGGAACGCACGGTGCGCGGTATCTACCGGACCGTTGCAGACGAACTCACCGAACTGTTGGAGTCCGCGGTGCAGGCTTACGGAACTTCGTGGGACGTTTCGGCGCACTACGGCGTATCACAAAGGAAGGGACCTCCCGACGACGTCCTTGGACCGATCATGAGCCGACTCATGCTGCTGCGACAGTTGGCTACCTTTCCGGAGTTGGCGGTCGAGTCCGCCGACGCGTTTGGTGCCCGTCTTGAGGGCGACTCCGCCCGCACTCTCGGATCTCCCGTCGCTTACGCACTTGTCTCCGAGGACGGAGTCCGGGAGTCACTCCTGTCGGCCAAGAACAAGAAGATGGAAGCGCTGCAGGCACTGGTACGAGATCACCTGGACTCAGACGATGACGCCAAGGTGGTCGTCTTTACTTCGTTCCGACTGTCCGCCAACAGGATCGCTGAACTGCTTGACGGTGTCGTGTACTCCGGTGACCTCGACGCCAGACAGAAAGAGGCCGCCAAGATCTCCTTCCAGGAAGACCCCGATGTGCGCGTGTTGGTCTCGACTGACGCAGGTGGGTACGGCGTCGATCTGCCGCAGGCCAACCTGCTCGTCAACTTCGATCTTCCGTGGTCGGCTGGTACAGCCGTACAACGCAACGGACGCATCCGCCGCGCGTCCAGCCGCTGGCCGACCGTCGTGATCCAGGACCTACTGACGGACGGCAGCATCGAGATCCGCCAGCACGACTTACTGCGGCAGAAGAACTCGGTGGCCGGTGCCGTTGTGGACGGGCAGGGCATAGATACCCGTGGAGGGGTGCGCTTGGGAGTGGGTAGCCTCCTGGGCTTCCTTCGCGGTCAGGGCTGACTGTCAGACCCTCTGTCTATCGTTCTACTTGTTGAATCGACACACCGTCAGGCCTACTTGCAGAGAACGTCTCTGCCATGTACGGTCGGGCAGACACAGGGAGGGAAGACCATGGCACGCGTAGCCAACACTGTTCGGGAGATCCGCAGCGAGGACCCGTTCGTCTCGCTGGTGAAGGAGTACCAGTTCGTCAAGTCGCAGGCTGAGGCACTTGCCGCGCGCCAGAAGGAACTTCGCGACTCCATCATCGAGACCGTCGATGCGCTCGGCGAGCCCGACGACGTCGGGCACATCTGGCTCGAACTGCCCGATCAGATCGAGGGAGTGCGCGGACTCGTCAAGGAGCGCCGCGTCTCGCAGAAGTTGGACGAGGACCGCGCGCAGGAGATTCTCCAGGAGAAGGACTTGCTGACCCGCTGCACCAAGTTCGTTCGTCAGGTGGATGAGGCCGAAGTCTGGGAGGCCAAGCAGGAAGACCTGCTCACCGAGGACGACCTTGAGGCGATGTTCGAAACGAAGGTGTCATGGGCGCTGAAGTTGAAGTAGACACGTTCTTCTCTGATCTGTACTACCCAGGGTCAAAGCGGCTCCGCCGCGAGGCTCCCGAGACTCCGGTCAAGATGGCTGAGAGGTCTTGGGACAGCAGCCCCATCAAGAAGATGCGTCCTGGCGGGGAGGTCGTGGAGTACTTCTTCCCGGGCTCTCTCGCTCAGGCACTTGGAAAGTCTGCCGTCACCATTCGCTTGTGGGAACGCCGCGGCTACCTGCCCCGGACTCCCTACCGACTTCCGGGGTACACCGATGCCAGAGGCAAGGAGCACCCCGGCAAACGGGTCTACACCCGACCCATGATCGAGATCGCCGTCGAAGAGTTCTCATCTCGCGGCCTTCTCGGCAACGCCCGCATCGAGTGGAAGAAGCACGTAGATCTGACCATCGCTCTAGTCGAGCGCTGGAAGAACGACAAAAACTAGGAGAAAGCCGATATGCCTACCGCCGCACGCCGCCGAGACACCGCCGATTACATCCTGGACGAGGGCCTCATGGAAGAGCCCTACCGGGAAGACGATGAGAACGTTCGCGCACCCCGATCCTCCGCCATCCAGAGTGGTTGGGATGCCGCCCTCAAGTCGTCCAACTCAGGCCAGTACACGAACGACTTCCGCTGGACCGAGGACAAGCAGTTGGTCAAGTTCCTGGGCCGTGAGCCCTTCGCGGTCTACAACCAGCACTGGATCAACGAGCGCCAGGGTAAGAAGTCCTTTACCTGCACCGACGATGCGACCTGTCCGCTGTGCAGTATTGGCGACAAGCCCCGCCGCAAGATCTGCTTCTCCCTGGTGAACCTGTCCGCGGAAGAGCCCCAGGTGGAGATTCTCACCATCTCACCCACCACCGCGCAGATCTTCCACCGCTACGACATGGACAGCGCCACCGGTCCCCTGGACCGGATGTACTACTCACTCAGCAAGACCGGCACCGGTCCCAAGACGCTCTTCAACGTCGAAAAGGTTCGCCCCCAATTCCTCGAAGAGGAGTGGGAGATGTCCGTGGCGGACGCCGAGGCAATCGTGTCCGGCGCTGAGGCTCTCTCTGATTCCATCATCCCTACCCCCAACGTGAAGTTGATGGAGGAGGTCAAGGCGGAGATCACGTCGCGAAACCCCCGACGCGACTGATCTCTATGAGTGGCCGGGGGCTGTCGATCTCGCCTTCCCCCTTGCCGATCCGGCCCCCGGCCCTCACTTATCTCAGGGAGTCCAGATGTTGGTGACCGACGCCGACCAGTTGTATGACGCAGTTGGCTACTTGCAAAACGAGGCAGAGTTCTTCTGCTTCGACGTAGAGACGATCGGATTCCGGGGAGATCCCTGGAGGAACGACGTCGTATGGATTGGGATCGGGGATGACAAGCACCAGTGGTCAGTTCCCCTGAACTTCCCCAACGGGGATCTGATCGAGGAAGGCTTCCCCCTTAAGGACACTGAGGATCTCCGCGAGCGGCTGGCCCGCGGACTTAAGCCCCGCAAGAGCGATTACTCAGTGGACCGCAAGAAGATCACTCGGACGTTTTCGGACCCAACGCCCCACCTGGACCGCACCACCGCGTTCGGGATTTTGAAGCCCCTCATGTTCGACGACAACGTCCTGAAGGTGGGGCACAACCTGTCCTTCGATGTTGGTTCGGTCGCCAAGTATCTGGGCGACATCCCCTCGGGACCTTATGCCTGCACGATGGTGGCTTCCTTCCTGGTCGACTCCAGTCGTGCCTTCGGCTACGGGCTAAAGGACGTCGCCAAGATCTACTGCGACATCGATGTCGAGAAGGGCGTCGGAGCAGAAGTTGAGAGTCACGCCTTCGAGGTCGTCTCCAAGTACGTGCTCTTGGACGTTAAGGCATCGGCCAGCGTTTGGGTCGCGCTCCGCGACCGGATCCAGACGGATCGGCTCAGCCAGGTCTTCTCTTTAGAGATGGACGTTCTGCCGGTCATCACCAAGATGCGACTGGCAGGCACGCCCATCGACACCGATCAGTTGGATCGGCTCAAGGATCAACTGGACGCCGACGCCGAGGTGGTCCGAACGAAGATTGAGAAGACTGCTGGGCGCAAGTTCAACTTGAACGCCAACAGCGACAAGCAGGCCCTGCTGTACGGACCTAAGGACCAGGGAGGTCGAGGCTTGCGCCCAACGACTTTGACTCCTAAGGGTAAGGAGAAGAAGCGCGCAGGCATTCCGTTGACGATCTCCGACTACTCGGTCAGTGCCGAGGCTTTAGAGGTTTTCCGCGGGAAGGACCACCTGGTAGACCTGCTCTTGGAGCACGCTGGCCTCAGCAAACTGCTGTCCACTTACGTGCTCCCGTACCGCGGAGACGAAGCCAAGAAGGGCCTGGTTGACAACGGCCTTATCCACACCGACTTCAATCCCATCGGCGCGCAGACAGGACGCTTTTCGTCGCGGAACCCGAACCTCCAGAATGTCCCCAGTAGCGGCACCCACTACGGAAGGCTCATTCGAGACCTCTTTGTGGCGCCGCCCGGACATAGTCTTGTCGTCGCCGACTACAGCCAGATCGAGCCGCGACTTATCGCAGGCTTCTCCCAGGACGCCGTCATGTTGGAGACGTACCGAGACGGCGGGGACATCTACACCGCCATCGGAGACCGGATGGGCGTGGACCGCAAGGCAGGAAAGGTCCTCGTCCTTTCCATCGCCTACGGCGTCGGCCCCGACAAGATATCCCGTCAACTGGGAATCGCTGCGGACGAGGCCAAGTCACTTCTGGACGACTTCGGGGACAAGTTCAAGAGCATCAACAAATTGAAGGCCTTGACGATTAAGCAGGCCAGGATGCAAAACCCACCATTCGTGTCGACCATCACAGGCCGTCGGCGCTATCTGCCGGACCTTGACAGCGACACCGGGTGGATTCGGGCCAAGGCCCAGCGCCAGGCGTTCAACACCTTGATTCAAGGCAGCGCCGCTGACGTCATGAAGATTGCTCTCGTACGGGCTGACCAGATGCTCCCGGAGGGCGCGTACCTCGTCCTGACCGTCCATGACGAAATGGTCGTAGTGACCCCGGACGCACTCGTTGAGGAGTCCATTCATGCCGTGACCGAGGCCATGGAAGGCGTCTACATCCCACGCCTCGGGGTTCCACTGAAAGCAGAAGTAACCAGCGCACAGAGATGGGGAGAGGCCAAGTGAGCAATTCATCGTGGTGGGAGAAGAGACTGGGTTCGCCGAACCCACAGCCCGCCTCACCAAGGACTTCGTCGTATCCACCTTCGCCACCGCCTCCTGCGCGCCTGGCTCCGACCCCGCCTCCTGTGGCCCCCAACGTTCAGGTCACGCCTTCGAACTTCGCTGAGGTCTCCACGCAGTGGCACGGCGGCGAGGCCTCCCAGCGAGAGACCGGATCCTGCCCCAACTGCGGCAGCAACCTGTACTTCTCCCGATCTAACGCCGGGGGCCTCATCTCAGAATCCGGCGGAACTGTTGCACCCGCTCCCCGCTGCTACGCCTGCGGTTACACCTATGGACGAGACCTTCAAGGAGTACCCCCCGCATGATTAACGACGACGCGAAGAAGATCGTGGCTCTTCTGAACAAGAAGTTCGGAGGTGGGGTGGTTGTTCTCGGCAGCGACATCCACTCTGAGGTCATCCCGCGGTTCACTACAGGCTCGGTTACCTGGGACTACATCCTTGGTGGCGGTCTCCCTGGTAATCAGTGGACTGAACTGATTGGGGAACCCAGCCATGGCAAGACTATGTTGGCCCTCAAAACCATCGCTGCCAACCAGGCGAAGAATCCCGATTTCACCACTGTGTGGGTCGCCGCGGAGGCGTGGGTTCCCCAGTACGCCCAGATGTGCGGCGTCGATACCGACCGAGTCATCGTCGTAGAAACGACCGTCATGGAGGAAGCCTTCGACGCAGTCATCGCCTTTGCCGAGTCTAAGGCTGTGGACGCCATCGTGGTCGACTCCCTACCCGCCCTGGTGCCGACACCCGAAGCCGACAGGACCATGGAAGAGATGACCATCGGTCGTGGAGCCCTGCTCATCAACAAGTTCTTTCGCAAAGTTGGAGCAGCCATGAAGCGTTCTCTAGTTGAAGAGGAACGGCCGGTTCTCGGAATCATCATCAACCAGTGGCGCTACAAGATCGGCGTCATGCACGGAGACCCGCGCACCACACCAGGCGGCGTGGGCAAGGACTACGCATTCTTCGTTAGGTGCGAGGTCAAGAGGGACGAGTGGATCGAGATAGGCAGCGGCCAAAACAAGAAGCGCGTGGGCCAGTCCGTTCGGATCAGGACCCTCAAGAATAAGTCCGCACCCCCTCAAAGGGTCGCGTACGTCGACTACTACTTCGACGACGGTGGCGACATCCCGGTCGGCTCATACGACACCGCCAAGGAGATCGTTTCGATGTGCAACGTCTTCGACATCTTGGATCGCAAGGGAGCCTGGTACTACTACGGCGACCGCAAGTGGCAGGGCCTCGAAGCCGTCCTTGAGTCCGTCCGCGAGGAGATCGACCTTGCTGAGGAACTCACCGCCAAGGTGATGGCCATGGACGACCGTCCGATGGCGGTGTCGTGAAGACCCACGGACAGAAGCAGTCACAGGCACACGAAAAGCGCCTGGAGAAGATTCTCGGAGGTTCCCGCACCGCGGCTTCGGGAGCCTTCTGGTCCCGCAAGGGCGACGTCCGGTCGGAGGACTACCTGGCCGAGCACAAGTACACGGCTGCCAAGTCTTTCTCGCTCAAAGCATCCGAACTGAAGAAGGTCGAGACTGAGGCCCTGCTCGTCGGACGCACTCCGATCTTCTGCGTGTCACTGGACGGGCGCGACTACGTCGTCCTGCTGGAGGACGACTTTGTTGCCATCACCGGCCTCGATAAGACGGCTGACACGCCGTCTTAGTGACGTAACTTGCACTGCGTATCCCGATTACATAGAGTTCAACCAATCGTGAAGGGAGTCACCCACCTAATGCGCCCTCTTGCCGTAAATGACAACAGGACACCTCAGGAGGGTGCATGGTGGCTGAGCCCGAATGGGCCTGGCGCTACGAAGCCAAGTGCGCGAAGAACGACGTCCCCACGGACCTCTTCTATCCGCCCCGAGACCGACGCCTCTACAAGGGCATCGCAGACAAGGCCAAGGCCGTCTGCTGGGGCACGGACGGTCAAGGTGAATGCCCTGTCCGTCGTGCATGCCTTTGGTACTCCCTGGAGACCCAGGACACACACGGGATTTGGGGAGGACTTTCACACCGTGAACGCTCGCACCTTCGCAAGCGGTACCGCAAGGAGCACCCACAAGTCTCCTTCAAGGCATGGATCCTGAAGGGGCCGGGCGGAGATGCCAAAAAAGCAAAGCGCTCTGGCGCAGTGGATGGAGACGAAGAAGGCACCGACTCGTCTGATTGGTGACATCGAGCGGCATCTCCTGGAGAGACCCGCCGACACCTCTCGTCGACAGGACGTTCTTCACCCCAGTGAATTGGTCAAGGACGACTTCTGCCCACGGGCGGCGTACTACCGACTTCTTGGGTACACGCCACCAGTGGAGCGCCATGCACTACGTCTGCAGTCCATCTTCGATCACGGCCACTGCATTCATGCCAAGTGGCAGAACTACCTCGCAGAGATGGGCTGCCTCTACGGCCTCTGGAAGGCATCCGACGACAGCACCTTCTGGAGCATGTCCAGCGACATCGTTGACCTGTCGGAGGTCAAGTACAGAGAGGTTCCCCTCTACGACCTGGATCTTCGGATTGAGGGCTCGGCTGACGGCTGGGTCAAGGGCCTCGGCGACGACTTCCTCATCGAGATCAAGACCATCGGACCGGGCACATTCCGATTTGAGGCCCCGTCTCTACTTCGAGACGGCCGCGACATCTTCCAGGCCTGGAAGGACACACGACGTCCCTTCCCCAGTCATCTGCGCCAGGCCCAGTTGTACCTGGAGATCCTGCACAGGATGGCCGACAAGGATCTCATCGACTCTGCTCCGGAGGAAGTCGTCTTCATCTACGAGTTGAAGGCTGATCAGAGCGTTAAGGAATTCAACGTTCCGTACGACCCTTCGATCTCCGAGCCCGCCATTCAGGAGGCCGCCCGTGTGGTGGCCGCTGTCGAGGCACAGCAGGTACCGAACTGCGTAAAGACTTCCGGATCCTGCAAGCAGTGCGCATCCTTCGGGGATGCCTCATGAAGAATCTCATTCTTGGTCGGCAGTCTCAGTCCGCAGTATCACAGGCCGTCTCTCAGGGAATACCTCTTTGGGACAGGCCCAATAGTGACCTTCCGCGGATACCCCCGGACCTCACCGCAGTCGACGACGAAGACTTGATGGTCCTGTATTCCTCACTGACCGCGTGGGCGGACTTCGTATCCACTCAGGTCTCCTGCGCTCAGGTCGACGAGCGGGCATCTGAGAAGGAACTGTCCCAGAAGGAAAGTCTCCTGATGCTTTCCTACGGAGACCGCGGGGACCGGGTCACCTATGCCAGAGCACAGGTCGCCTCTGACGAGGTCATCACAGCCCTGAAGGCCGAGGTCGAGCAGCGATACGCCTACCGCAAGGTCGTCGAAAGCCTCCTGGCCAACATCGAACGCGACTCGCAACTGGTCAGCCGTGAGTTGACCCGAAGAACTTCCAGTCGAAACAAGACACCCATAAGTAGATGGTCTGCATAAGGAGCACAATATGAACGCAACACGGATGACCAGCACGTTCATCACTGCACATTCCCGTAGCGAGTCCGAGCGGGAGTGGCTTTCCGGGGTTTTCAAGATTATGGTCCGGGTGGCCCGCCGCAATCGCCAGTTCTCCATGGATTCCATTTGGGAACACTTGGACCGCGCGTACCTCCGGGGGTCCATCGTCAACGACGGCAAGGTGGACCACCGGATTTTGGGACCGATGCTCCGGCATATGGCCCGCGACGGCCTGATCTCGTCTTCTGGGTACTACGTCAAGAGTTCCCGGCAAGGAGGCGGCTCACGCCCGATCACCGTTTGGACTTCCCACGTCTACGAACGTGTGGCCGTCTCCGCATGAGTCACATCCCGGACTGGGAAGGCTTGCCCAACGGATTCAACCCAGACGCTGGGCTTGAGTTCATCAGGACGACCCTTCACTACCCGAACCCAACTCGGAAACTGATCGCCGAAGCGGGTGTCCGCATGACTTGCCTGCTCATCCATAAGAACGAGCGGTACGGCAACAGCGCGCTGGAGCCAATCGAAGTCTTTGCTCGCGGGGTCAGTCCCGAGCAGCGGATGGCCGTCCGGATGGACGACAAGATCAACCGCATCGTCCGCGGTATGGGCATCAGCGGCGGAGACGCCGAGGATCCCCGCGTCGATCTGGCTGGGTACCTCCTATTGGACGTTGTCAGGTCGTGGCAGGAGTCCGGTGATGGCTAGTCGTCCTGTTGTTGTCCTGGACGCGTCTCAACTGGCCCAGGCATTCGCGGTCGGGGATGGTCGAGACCGGGAGAACATCGGGAAAGGTGACGCGGTCTACTACGACCCGGACCGCATGGAGGACAACCGCATCGCCTCACGGGCATCTGTCGTTGCAGAGTTGGTGGTGGCTACCTTCTTGAAACTGGACTGGGGCGCCCAGGTCTGGAAGCGCGAGGACCATGAGATCTACCGGGACACCCCCGATGTGGGACTGAACGTTGAGGTCCGGCGAACGCGCAGCGCGCAGGCCCCACTCACGGTCAGGAAGCGCGATCTGCAGAGGAAACCTGACAGGGTTGTGGTTTCAGTCTTTGTGGATTCTGCAGATCTCACTCAGGGTCAGATCATGGGCTGGCTCCCTGCGCTGGACGCCTGGGATCAGGGCTACAAACCGCACTATCCCGATCCCAGGAATGAGGTCCGGGTGGTCCCTTACCCGTTCCTATATCCGATCACTGACTTCGACAGGCTCACAAACTACGTGGAGTTGCCGTGGCTACCTCGGCTTACGTCGGCCTAGACCCCAGTTTGACTGGGTTCGGTGTGGCCGCCATTGGCGAAGAGTACTGGCAGACCTGGTTGCTGAAGTCGAACAAGCGTGGCATCGATCGCCTGCTGGATTTGTCATACCAGTTGTCCGATGTCTTCGCCGAGATTGGTCGGCCGATTGGCGATGTTGCTGTTGAAGACACCGTGCGGGCATCCCTGAGCGCATCGGCCCTTGGCGAATTGGCCGGAATCGTGAAGATGACCTGCCACACCAGTCTGAACGGACCAGGCAAGTACCCGCTTCGGGTCCCCCCCACCACCCTGAAGAAGTACGCCACGGGTCGTGGCAACGCGAAGAAGCCCGAGGTCATGCTTTCGGTATACAAGAAGTGGGGTGTGGAGATTCTGGACGACAACCTCTCGGATGCGTACGTCTTAGCGAAGATTGCAGCCGGTCACGCCACCACGGCATACGAGAAGGACGTCATTGACCGCCTTAGCGACCCCAAGTTCCGCGACGGCCCCAATGTTTAGGGGTACGCGCGCTTCTGGCTTCCGTACCGTGGAGACGACGTCTACACATCGTTTCCCAGAGGATCACCGTGAGCGAAACATCCGAACCCGGAATCGTCGGACTTACCGACGACCAACCCCTGCGGGTATCCGCGGGCTCCAATCCACAGTCCGTCGCGTCCGCGATTGCGCATGCCCTCTACGAGCACAAGTCGGTTCGACTGCGTGCCGTGGGGGCTGGGTCAGTCAATCAGGCCGTCAAGGGCATTGCTATCGCTCGGGGCTACGTGGCCCCTCGCGGGTACGACCTGGTTTGCAAGCCGGGGTTCACGACAGTCACGTCACGGGACGGCGAGATATCGGCAGTCCTATTCGTAATCTCCGTTGTTTGACGCTGACGCTGGGCCTTTGCGTATCTACCTTGGATGGTAGGAAGGGAGACCTTTATGTCTGACTGGCGCGTCTCTAGCCCCGCGGTTCGTCGTCGTTCCGGCGCACCCAACAATCACTACGACTCGGTGGGCCCGCGCCCGCGAGTGAGTCTCCCGACCCCGGAGGAGGCCCTCGCCGGTATGGCGCGTGTCGGCAGCCCCCGGATCCCGATGGGTACCTCAATGGTGCACGACTTCGTGAACACCTCGGGAGCCCCGCTGCGTGGCACCTTGATGCCGCGTGGCAATAAGCAGTCCGGCGGGGCCGTTTACGAGAACCAGACGATTCCCCCGGCCAGCCCCGGCACTCCCGCCAACCGCACCAACATCCCGCAGGAGCGACTGGGCGCGCAGTACCGCGTCAGCGCGTACGTCCCGCCGCCCGTGGGCCCCGAGGCCGCTCCCACCCAGGCCAACGGCCGCATCATCACCTCGGCGATCACCCGCGAGGGCAACTTCGGCGACGCGATGGGTAACGCCTACCGGCAGTAGTGATGGCAGACAACAACGTCGCGTCCATTCAGTTCGCGCAGCAGCAGACTCCCCCGTCGTATCACCGCGAGGGTGTTTCCATCGGCCGTGAGCCTGAGGTGGAGACGCCAGTACCCCTATCCGGCCAGACCATGTCGTCGTCCGACCAGGCAACCATGTGGCGAGTTCGTCACGGTCGCGGCGACAAGCCCCTGCCCTACAGCCGCAAGACCAGCGGAAGCATTTACCGGTTCGACCAAGGGTCCTAGTGAACTAGGCACCACCACTACTACACGGAGCATCCCTTGACCACCAAGACGTTCGTCGGGTCGGCCAGGCCAACCGTCATCAAACCGGCTCGACCCCCAAAGAAGGTCCCCGCCCTGCTTAAGGGCTGGAAGACTGCCGTCATTCTCCCCGACCCGCAGTTTGGGTACCGGCAACTCGATAACGAGTTGGACCCATTCCACGACGAGAAGGCCATCTCGGTGGCTCTGCAGATTCTGGCGGCGGTGGCTTCGGAGACCTTGGTCGACGAGATCATCAATCTAGGCGACTTCCTGGACCTGCCTGCCCACTCCAAGTACGAGCAGCACAACACCTGGCAGAACACCACGCAGGCCGCTATCAACGCCGGACACGACTTCTTAGCCCGCCAGCGAGCAACCTCGCCGCGTTCGAAGATCGTGGTCCTGGAGGGCAACCACGACAAGCGCATCGCTGACCGGATCATGATGTTCAACGCTGCCAGCGCCGGGCTGAAGCGGGCAGAGATTCCCGACGACTGGCCTGTCATGACCGCGCCGTTCCTGTTGAGGATCAACGACCTCGACGTCCATTGGCTCGACGGTTACCCAGCCCGCAAGTACTGGCTGAACGACCACATCAAGTGCGTGCATGGAAGCATCGTGAAGTCCGGAGGATCCACGGCCAGCGCGTACTCCCGCGGTGACCGGACGTCCACCATCTTCGGGCATATCCACCGCATCGAAATCCACCACACGACTCAGCAGGACCGCCAGGGCGCGGTGCGCCTGTTCGCTGCTACGCCGGGATGTCTGTGCCGTACCGACGGGGCTGTGCCTTCCGCCAAGGGGGCTATGGATCTCACGGGCCGTCCCATCAAGTCCTATGAGGACTGGCAGAACGGGATGCTGGTCCTGCGGTACCGCGAGGATGATCCCCGCTACAGCCTCGACCCCATCCACATTCAGGACGGGTGGGCTCTCTACGCGGGTCAGGAGTTCGTGGCCGACTAGGTACGATCCAGTCCAAGAATCTGGTCCCTGGTCATGTGCGGGTACTGCATCTGCATGTCCGCCACGCTGAGGTCCACAAGTTCTGGATCCGAGTGCTCGACCGCCCACCTGGCGGCCTCCTGGTAGGAGTCCGTCTCCTGCGGCGATCTCCAGCCGCAGTAACAGGACGCGTAGTGGCGGTTGTCTGCGCCTTCGAACGTTCCGGCTATATGCCCCAGCATGTTGTTCCCCCTTCGGGTGGTGATTTTAGGCCGTACAGGTGTAATTCGCACTTGGACAATGGATTACATGAGCCATCGTATCGCAAGTCAGCAGTTCTCTGACTACGTCGCCGAGCACGGCGGCGCTTCCATGAACATGGCTACCGGTCAGATGGCCCAGGGACCTGGCTTCATGGTCGCTCATCACGGCGCCGAGACCAAGACCCCGGGATCGACACCCACGCCCGGAGACATTCAAGACTTCGCTGACAAGCACTACCCGTCCGTTCAGGGAAACCGCGAGGCTCACCTCGGGGCTTGGGGAAACGTCCTCGACGTCAGCGAGAAGGCTTCCATCGGCTCAGAAGCCCGTCGCCTCGGCCGCGTTCACCTTCAAGAAGCCACCTACGCACTTGGCAGTGCGTCCTCTCCGTCCGGTACTCCGACGCGCGTCAGTTCCACCGAGACCACGGACACCCTCAACCGTCCCTACGGGGCCGATGTCCTGCTCAGTCTGGGACGTACCCCCAAGGCTGAGCGTGAAGCACCCCGTGTAGTCGGGGAAGACGGCCCTCGCAAGCGGACCACTACCCAGGTACCGAAGCGGCCCGACGAGGACACCCCGATCTACCGCGACATGGCTGACCCATCCGTGCAGGCCGATTCCGCGTGGGCGCGCTCCAAGAACGCGAATGACTTCAACCTCAACGAGGTCGACAACGACGCCTGGTCCATGACCAACCGGCAGAACCGCCGCGTGGCACAGCCCGACGGAACGTCCAAGAGAACCGGCCTCGGAAACGTACTGCGCACTATCAATCGCGGACGAACCAACGAAGCCCGCGGCGCGGGCCTAACTGTCAATCCCAGCAAGGGATGGCACCCGGTGACCGCTGGGCCCAGCAAGGTGCGTTCGTCGCAGTTTGAGAGAACCCCGGTTGCGCACAGCGCTGGCCTGGAGTCCGAGCGAGCGACGCCACGGGGTGACGAGAACGCAGAGTACTTCCACAACCAGGTCCTCGGCGCCGTCGAGCAGTACGAAGCCATGCAAAAGGCCCATAAGGCACGGGGCTGATGACGGTCGCTCAGAACTGGAACTCACTGTCACCGAACCAGAACTGGCAGTCGCTGGGTGCCGGTGGCATGTATGGCGGCTACTCCATGGGTGGCGGCGGCGGAAACACCATTGCTGACGTCAGTGCTCGGGACCCGCTCGACTTCTTGCGCATGGGTGTTGGCCGCGCACCGCAGGCCGAGTACCCCGACGGATACCTAGGCACCATCCGCTCTCGTCGTGACGACAAGGGCCGACCCAACTCCATTGCTGAGGCCGCACTAGACGGCACCAAGACGCGCGTCAACCAGCGTTCCTACCAGCGCGGCGTCCACAAGGGCGAGCGCATCGATCCCAACGACTACGTCTGGCCGCGTCAGTGGTCCAACCAAACCGGCATTGCCAACCAAACAAAGGGCGTTCGCACCGCTCCAATCATGGAACTGGCACCCGCACCTCACCTGGTCAACGACGGCAAGGCCGACATCCCCAACAAGATCCCCGGCCAAATCAACCCGCGTCGCGTCGACCAGTTCGCGCGTTTGCGTCCGAACTGGAGGTAAGTGGTGGCTGCTAATAAGGGGCCGGAAGAGCGCGCGGCTGCCAAGAGGCAGGCTGCCGCCAAGAAGGGCGCCAAGACGAGGGCTCAGAATCGAGCAGCGACTGCGGGAACCGCACAACGTCAGGAGTGGGAGGCGCAGAACCCGCAGCGTTTCGATGATTTGGCCACTGCCATCGGCCGCAATGCTCAGTCGGACGACCAACTGAACACCAAGATTAAGCGCGCTGGGTTGGACCCAGGTCAGGAGATCGAACGGCAAACTGCCGCTACCCGCAAGATGTCTCCGGGTCTCGTATACCGGGCAATGGGTTGGACCGGTGGAGCAGAAACCGCGGCTAATCACCCCATGCAGGGCTCTCTCTTTGAAGATTCCCGACTCATGGACAACCCTTCGCGCTGGGAGGACATGAGCGAGAAGCAGCGTAAGGGTGTGACCGACCACGCCGCCCGACATGGCGTCACTTACGAGAGCGCTTACCGTTCCATCTCTACTCAGTTGGATCGCGCCCATGTCCGCGAGGGTGGGCAGCATGCGTCGTTCTACAGCGAGGAAGGTCAGAGCCAGTCGGGAGCCATGCTGCCGCGCACGCGCCTGCGTACTTCGGCCGCCCAGAACAATGTGGATTTCCATGTGCAGGCCGCGGCCAATGCCATTACCAGCCCGCAGATGCGGTTCGTGCAGACCAACAAAAATACCGGAGCCGTTAACTACCCGAATGACGAGACAGCAACCGCGGCCATCAACTGGGGCAAGGAAGGGCTATCCGGCGAGGCTTACGTCAAGCACCCCAACTACTACGTGCCTCCGGAGGATAAGGTCCCCGGGCCCAAGGGCAAATTGGTCAAGCGCAAGGACGACCCGCGCAAGTACCCCAACCAGGGGTACCCCGAGAACTTCGGACGAGCAGCCGACGTGACCTCCGCTGCGCGCGCGGGCGCCAAAGTCAAGGACGTGTGGAAGCCCACCGACGCTGACAAGGTCAAGCCCTACTACAACGCGTGGGTCGCCCCCCATGAGCCAGAGGGCAACTTCTTGGTTTCGGACACGCACACCGGAGCGGCAGGCTTCGCTCCCCACCTGGCCAATACGCCCGCCGAGACTGACTACCTAGGGAAGAAGGGTGTGCACTCTTGGCACGATCACATCTTTCGTCAGGTTCTACACGATCGCGGACTGACCTCGGTGAGTCGTAACCAGTCTGCGCAGTGGGGGCAAGAGAAGACTGAACAGGGCCACGCGGGTGACCTGGCTGAACTTACTAGGGGTCATCTGGCTGGAACACAGTTCAAGCAGGTGGACGGTCAGCAGGAACTGAGGTTGAAGTTCTAATGGCGAACATTCCTGACGGTCGATACGACCACAAGCCCTGGTCTCCGGGCGTCTCTCCTTCGCCCATCGCTCCCCGCTGGCAGTACCTAGGTCCCTTTGCGTCTAACGAAGAACGTATGACACAGCGGGCGCTGCAGGCCGCTGTGCTGCCCGGGGCGGAGTTGGCCGAGATGGTTCGGCCACCGCTTCCGCAGGTAGTTCCGTTTAGAGATCGATACGGGTATGACAACCGGGTTCCCACGATTTTCGACATCATGGATGTAGGTAGGACCTACTCCGAGCCTCGTATCTCCTGGTTCAGCGGCGGACCTGCCGGGTACAGCGGTACATCACGAAACAGCCTGGTGGGAGCCTAATGGACGACGGCGACGGCGCTGGCATGGTCGAGATGATGTCCGGTGGTGCACCGGACGCCATCCTGGCCACGATGTACAACGGCTCCGCTTCGTGCCTGGGCTGCGGTGGACTCATGACCCCGGTTCAGGTGATGTACGCGGGCAACTCCTGCGTCGACTGCACGTCCCAGAAGGGCGCCTCGCGCGTCAAGAACAGAATGGCTTAAGGAGAATCATGGCTGTTAACCAGTTCCGGTCCATGAACGCGGACCTGGCCGAGGGTGCGACCGACGGTCGCTACCGCAAGGCTCGCCCCGACACGACCCTGGCCCCCGCCATGGGCGAGGAGATGGTGCGCCAGGAGCGCTCCAGCCTGCACCCCTTCCACGGGTACGGATTCCCCAACAGCCAGTACCCGGCTCCGGTCACGAATACCCGTCAAAGTTTCGAGGCCTGATCATGCCCGCTCCACTTGTTGCTGCGGCAGGTATGGTTGCTCTACGTGCCCTACCGATGATCGCCGGTGCCGCGGGCCGCGGAGCCGCCGCTGGAGCCGCACGGATGGGCGCTTCTCAGGGAGTCTCTAGGGTGGCTGGCGGAATCGCTGAAGGCCAGACCATCCGCGCCGGAGTAAGCCTGATTGATCGCATGCGCGGTCCCAGCGACCCCCAGGTGGGTCCCGAATCAAGGAACCTCGCTTTCCGCGCTGGGGTCGGCCCATTCTGAGAAAGTAAGCCCTGACCGCTGTGCTGAACGCTCCTAGAGTCGGTATATCGACTACTACTAGGAGTATCTGTGTCCGTCCCGCTTTTGAAACCTCCGGAGGTTAAAGGCCCCGAGGTTCGACTACTCCATTGCTCGGTGTGCGACAGCATCGAGGAACTACCTCTCTACGACGGCCCTCCCGAGCAGGATCATCTTCTACAGATTCTTGTCGACCGGCACCAGTTCCCGTCGGGGGAGCCGCATGTGGGTCGCCTCTTCCGCCTTCCGCAACTTCAGTGGGAGAACCCCGCCGCGCGTAAGCAGATCGTCGAGCAGATCAAGGGCGGGGGCTCCGCGGGTATCGACGAGTTCGACCCCGAGTTCTATGCAACTCGAAACACATTCTCCGAAGACGCGATGAAGTGCTACAACGCGCACCTGCGACCTACCGATGGATGCCCTGACTACAACACACCACCGAAGCGACTTCTGCCGAACACTAAGGCGGACCGCAAGGAGTTGGGGTTGGTGGATCCCGCCAACGCACCAGGACCCAAGACGTATCTCTGCCAGTTCTGCCCGATCCACAGCGTCGTCACCACCAAGATGCGCGAACTGAGAGGTGACTACAAGTGAGTGAGCCCACGATCGAGCCCACCCCCGTGCAGACCGCCTTCTTGGTGGTCGTTGACAACAACGGTGTCATCAGTGTCCACACCGATGCGCTACCCGCTGTTGCGGTTTCCCGTACCGCCACTCTCTACGACGTCGAAACTTACGGTTCGCAGTTGGTAAGGAATGTCGGCCGCGTCTTGATGGCAGGGACTCTGCAGGCCTACGACAACTTGTCAGCGGACCCCACCCCTGCGGACCGCGTGTCCGAGGCCCTCAGCAAGCGTCTTGAGGATGAGGAGTAGTCATGTACGTGGAAATGGTGTGCGGGCACTGCGACTCGTACTTCAACTGTGACGGTGACGAGGACGAGTCGTCGGCGCTCTGGATGATGATGCACCGGTTCGCAAACGCGCACGTACCGTGCGGGTACATGACTCCGGTAAACCAGCACGGAGAGCCTTTAGACGCAACTGAACTCCCGGCTGTCCGCAAGAAGGTCGTCAAGCCGCGACTTAACGACGACACAGACGGACTCGACGAGGGAGGATAGATCCCATGACGCGCGCAAGGAATCTGCTGTCATCTGTGGCACAGTCGGTGATGCTCAGTCCTTCTGCGACGTCGTACTTTTCCGAGCACGCCGAGACCCTGGACCCGGTCCTCTTTGACGGCAACAGCCTCAAGACTGAGGTTCGTCAATGGATGCTCCGTCTGATCCACACAGTCCTCAGTGAGAGTCCTCTGAAGTCTGTGCTGAGCGGGTCCTTCCTGCATCCAGAGTCGTGGGTGCGCATCTGGGTTGCCGGTAGCGGAGTTTCATACCAGTGGCAGGCCAACGGAGATCTCGACTTGATGGTGGGCGTTGACTTCGTTCAACTGCGTCGCGCCAATCCGGCATACGTGGGCCTGACTGACAGCGAGATTACGGCGGCACTCAACCAACTTTTCTTTGACGAGTTGAGCACGCCGCTGGGCGAGTTCCCGTTCAACACGCAAGACGTCGTATACGAAGTCACAGCGTACGTGAACCGCGGCGTAGGCAATCGCCGGGACGACATCAAGACGATCAACCCGTACGCCGCTTACGACGTAACGGAGGATGAGTGGGCGGTCGTCCCGACCCGCGGCGCTACCACTCTCAACCCCGCTTGGGAGATGACTGCTGAGCGGGATCGGCAGTTCGCAGCCGACTTGGTGGATGAGTACTCGTCCGCGTTGCGCCAGGTTCAGGCTGCTACCAACCCGGCACACCGAGCCAACGCCGAGACGCACCTTCAGAGGATTATGGACGCGGCAGCCGGTCTGTATGAGGAACTGCACGACGGACGTAGATCTGCATTCGGCCCCGCCGGATCCGGGTACGCGGATTTCAACAACTACCGGTGGCAGGCCGGGAAGCGGAACGGTGTTGTGCAGGCCTCCCGCAAGATTCGCGAGTACCTCAAGGACGCTCACGATCAGGCTGAATTCGAGACATACGGGGTCGAACTGCCTGACACCGATACTCTCGTTCGACGTTCTGCCATGTACCGGGCGGCGCCTTAGCCATGAACATCGTGGTCTCCCTCGATGGTGTCCTCTGCGGACCCACCGGGGATCTGGTGCAAAAGGGACTCATCGTCTACAGAGCCATGAAGGCCATGGGCCGTGTGGTTCTGGTGACGGAGATGTCCCGGCAACGTGCTGAGGGCTGGCTCCTCATCAACAACGTGATCGACTACGACGACCTGCTGAGCGACTCCGTTGAGATCGACCCCAAAGACGACCTACGAGACCGTCAGTTGGAGGTCGCCGCCAACCGAGGCCCGATCAGTCTGTACGTGGAGGCAGACCCGCAGCGTGCGGCCACCGCCCTGGCCCGCGGGCTAACGACCCTGCTGTTCGTAGAGTCCGAGTATTCCCACTACGCCTTCCGTCCCGACGCGAGCAAGACGGTGCGCCCATGGGACGAAGTGGTTGCAGAAAGGACCCGGCAGCAGGCTCTCAAGGCCACTGATCCGAGGGTCCGTCCTGCAGAGATGGGCACCTGGGAGTGAAACTCATTTACTTGGGTGCCGAGGTCCCCTCAAATAGAAAACTGCTGATTGACTCTCATGTGAACGCCTTTGGGTTTTCGTACACGCGGGCCCTCAAGCGCGGGTTTCCCAAGACGAAGGAGTTCTCATTCTGGGACTACTTCCCCGAGGGATCCCTCATCGTGGTCCATCCGGGCCTGACGGAGTCCGTGGATGGCGATCTGGAGCAACTAGCCGCTGACTACCAAGACTTCGTCGTCACACATCTTGACGACTTGGCTGGATTCGTAGAGTTCAACCACGCAGATTTGGGACCTCGCTGGCGAGATGAGCAGCGGAAGTTCTTCCAGCAGGCGGGCCCCAAGTTCTGGCCCGTTTGGGACGGTCGAGGTACTCCCGCCAACCTGCAGCAGTTGGCTTCCGACTACTCCGAAGTGGCCATATCCAGTTCGGCCATCGAGTCAGACTCCAGTCTGGCGGCCATGACCCGGTCGCTCTCGGGGATCTTCAGCACGACTTGGCACGCGCTCTCAATTAGCCGTCCCGACAACCTTCGGCAGATCCCTTTCGCGACCGCAAGCACCCTGTCGTGGGCTAGTCCCATGATGCGTGGGGAGACCATCGTCTGGGACGGGACGTCTCTGAAGAGGTACCAGAAGAAGCAGAAAGACCAGGCCCGCCGTCGGTACAAGGCAGTGGTTGAGCGTGCGGGCCTGGACTACGAGGCCATCGTGGCCGACGACGCCAAAGAGGTCACTCGCCTCGCTATCTGGTCGTATCAGCAACTGGAGGATTCAGTGTCTAAGCGCGATGGGCGCCCGCCACTTTTCGTGGTCGGTGAAGAAGAGCCCAGTAATGAGTTGATAACAGTGGACGTCCCGGATGCGGAAATCGCGGAGATGTTATCCGGAGAAGTTGGTAACAGGGACGCAGAGGTGCGGAAACCTTCGTCGCGGATCCCTGCCCCGCGAGACCTCTCCGAGCAGGGGATCCTGCCCGTAGTCGGCGTTACTACCAAGACTCTGGTGGAGACCGACGAGTCCGGTCGTCCTGTCATTAGGGAAGCCCCCGTCATTGAATCCACGGGCGCCAGTCTGCGTCAGTGCAACACCTGTTTTGTTGCTGCGAACTGTCCGGCGTTCAAGCCGAGCAGCGCTTGCGCCTTCAGTCTCCCGGTTGAGATTAAGACGAAGGACCAACTCATGGCCCTCCTAACGACCATTATCGAGATGCAAAGCGCCCGTGTGGCCTTCGCCAGGTACGCCGAGGAACTCAACGGCGGGTATCCGGATCCGAATACGTCTCAGGAAATGGATCGCCTGTTCAAGTTGGTCGAGCAGTTGAAGAAGATGGAGGACAACCGCGAGTTCGTCAAGATGACCTTCGAGCGACAGGGCGGCGGTGGCGTCCTCAGCGCCATCTTCGGAGACCGCGCTACCCAGTTGAGAGAACTAGAGAACGGCGGTCTTGATGAGTCTGCGGCTACCCGAATCATTCAACAGGCCATCGAAGACTGAGTTGATAACAGGACTTTAGGACCATGAATCACCGTCTTGCCTACTTGCCAGTTGCCCGCGCGTTGTCTATTGTGCCGCTAGTCGGTATTACGTCATGAGTGCCAAGTTTCGAACCTGCCGCCGTTGCGGGGAGAAGACCTGGGACTACGACGCCGAGGCCGGAGAGTGGTTCTGCGGCGACTGCGACGATTGGGCGGATCTATGAAGTGCTGGCAGTGCGGGCAGGAACTGGACACCCAGCAGATCGAGAAGGACGCTGCCGCCCGCGAGCGTCTGAGCCTCGCGTCGGTGGCGGAGCAGAGCGCCCGGATCCTGCAGGAGAGCGGAGACCCAGGATGGCGCGCCATGCTCGCGCTGTCCGATGAACTGAACGCCCAGCGGGGGGTGTGAGCACAGAGACGTTCTCTTCTTCAGCATGAACTTCGCACACCACATCGGCACCCTGACGTAATACCCACAGGCTGTTCTTGCATCAGTCCATTCATCCAACTCGCAGAGGGAGACTCCGTTGCTGTCGTTCCGTCTATCGCCTGATTTCGTCGACAACTACCGCACCACTCCGGCGCCCTTTGGGTACCGAGACGCGGGGAAGAACAGCGTCGGAGAGATCACGTTTCTTCGAACGTACTCGCGGGTACGCGACGACGGAACCAAAGAAACCTGGGTAGACGTCTGCGAGCGCGTCATCAACGGGATGTATTCACTGCAGAAGGACCACTGCAAGAGCAGCCGACTGCCCTGGAACGAGAACAAGGCCCAGGCTTCGGCGAAGGAGGCCTTCGACCGGTTGTTTGATCTGAAGTGGACGCCTCCGGGCCGTGGGCTGTGGATGATGGGCACTCCCCTGGTGAACGAGCAGCGCAACTCTGCGGCCCTGCAGAACTGCGCGTTCGTGTCCACCAAGAATATGTCCAAGCACAACCCAGCAGCGCCGTTCGCCTTCTTGATGGAGGCCTCGATGTTGGGCGTCGGGGTCGGGTTCGACAACCGTGGAGCCGACCGTGAGTTCGTTATCTACGAGCCCGCCGAGCCTCAGACTTATCAGATCCCAGATACCCGCGAGGGCTGGGTGGAGTCGCTCAGCATGCTCGTCAACTCCTACCTGCGCCCGGACCAGCCGACCTGGGAATTCGACTACTCGCAGATCCGTCCCGAAGGGGAGCCGATCCGTACATTCGGGGGGACTGCAGCGGGACCGGCCCCCCTAATGAAACTACACGCGACTATCCGGAAAGTCTTCGACGGTCGGGCAGGTGCCCATCTGACGCGTGTTGATATCGCTGATATCGGAAATCTGATCGGCGTCTGCGTAGTCAGCGGAAATGTCCGTCGCAGCGCTGAGTTGCTGATCGGTCAGGTGGACGACAAGGAATTCCTCAACCTCAAGAACCCAGAGGCGTTTCCGGATAGGAACTCCTACGACCCAAAGGCTCCGGGCTGGGCCTGGATGTCGAATAACTCTGTCGCGGTTTCGGTTGGGTCCGACCTGTCCAACATTGTGGAGGGGATCGCCCTCAACGGCGAGCCTGGCGTCATCTGGATGGACGTTTCCCGCCAGTACGGGCGGCTCATTGATCCCCCGAGCGACAAGGACTCGCGCGTGGCCGGGTACAACCCTTGCGCAGAGCAGTCCCTGGAGTCCTACGAGATGTGCACCCTCGTCGAGACGTACCTGAACCGCCATGAGTCCTTGGAGGACTTCCATCGGACTCTGAAGTTCGCTTACCTGTACGCCAAGTCGGTGACCCTCCTGCCCACGCATTGGGAGGAGACGAACGCGATCATGCAGCGCAATAGGCGCATTGGGACCTCGATGTCGGGCATCGCCAACTTCGCAGACAAGCACGGTCTGCCCCGCCTGCGAGAGTGGATGGACTACGGGTACGAGGTCATCAAGACATACGACGACATCTACTCAGAATGGCTGGGTATCCGCGAGTCCATCAAGACCACGACCGTCAAGCCCTCGGGCACGGTGTCGATCCTGGCCGGGGAGTCCCCGGGTGTGCACTGGACTCCGGGCGGTCAGTACTTCCTACGGGCCATCCGGTTCGGCAACTCCGACCCGATGCTCCCGCTGTTCCGGGCCGCGGGGTACACCGTCGAGCCTGCCAGCGAGAGTCCGGACACGACCAGCGTGGTCTTCTTTCCGGTGGCTTCCGACGCCATGCGCTCGGATAAGGAGGTCACCATCTTCGAGAAGGCCGCGCTAGCGGCCACGGCCCAGAGGTACTGGTCCGACAATTCAGTTTCCGTCACGGTCTCGTTCAACCAGGAGACCGAGAGGGATCACGTTGCCCGCGTGCTTCACATGTACGACGGACAACTCAAGACGATCTCGTTCCTTCCCCAGGGTAACGAGGTCTACCCGCAGATGCCCTACACGCAGATTACGGCAGAGGAGTACGACGAGTACTGCAGGAAGATCCTGCCCGTGGATCTGTCTCCGGTGTACGCGGGGATGGCGGCGGACGCCATCGGCGAAATGTACTGCACAACAGACGCCTGCGAGATCAAGGAGATCCAGAAGTGACACGCAAGAAGAAGGCGACCTACCGCCTCAACGCAGTAAAGAACCAGCAGCCTCAGGGCGCATGGCTGGCTTACTACCTCATCGACGCCCCCACTGATGACGGTTTCCCCCCGGAGGTCGTCGAGTACGCGGCGTTTACGACGTCCGCGGCTGCCAAGCGTCACCTGGCCGCCAAGGCGGGTCGTTCTCGCCTGGCCTGGACTGACGTCAACGGGGACGGTTTCACGCTCACGGCCGCTGTAGAGGTATCGGTCGACGCGTAGTCGTCCCGCACGTAGGCCCCGGTCGTGGTTCATATACCTGCGACCGGGGCCTTGTGCTGACTTAGGAGACGCCCCAGGACTGGATGATGTCGCGGGCCACGTTTCGCTGTGATTCCACCTTGTGGAGGTACTTCATGGTGGTCG